AAGGAAGTTAAACAGTGCATACAATCATTTGTATATGGGATAAATACGCCGAGTCGTTGGGGAACTCAGGCACCGTTCACGAACATTACGCTTGATTGGGTTGCACCAAACGATTTAAAAGATCTTCCTGCAATAATTGGCGGTAAGGAAATGGATTTTACTTATGGTGATTGCCAAAAGGAAATGGATATGGTTAATAAAGCATTTATTCAAGTAATGCTTGAGGGAGATGCCAATGGCAGAGGGTTTCAGTATCCTATCCCTACTTATTCCATTACACGCGATTTCGATTGGAGTGAGACTGAAAACAACCGCCTTCTGTTTGAAATGACCGCAAAGTACGGCACACCGTATTTCTCCAACTATATCAACAGCGATATGGAGCCGAGTGACGTCCGTTCGATGTGCTGTCGGTTAAGGCTTGATCTGCGTGAACTCCGCAAGAAATCCGGCGGCTTCTTCGGAAGCGGCGAAAGCACCGGTTCCATTGGTGTGGTAACAATTAATTTACCGAGGATAGCTTATCAGGCCAAGGATGAATCTGATTTTTATACTCGACTTGATCATCTTATGGATTTAGCAGCGCGAAGCCTAAAGACAAAGCGTACTGTAATAACAAAACTTCTTAATCAAGGCTTGTATCCATATACAAAGCGTTATTTAGGTACATTTGAAAACCATTTTTCAACCATTGGTCTTATTGGAATGAATGAAGCAGGTCTTAATGCTAATTGGCTTAAAGCGAATTTGGCAGATCCACGTGTTCAGATTTTTGCCCGTGATGTTCTTAATCATATGAGAAATCGTTTATCTGATTATCAAGAGCAATATGGCGATTTGTATAATCTTGAAGCAACTCCGGCAGAATCAACAACGTATCGCTTTGCAAAGCACGACAAAGAAGATTTCCCGGATATTATTACTGCTAATATGGATGGAGCGCCGTATTACACCAACTCGTCGCATCTGCCGGTCGGCTATACGGAGGATATTTTCTCCGCACTCGACATTCAGGACGAGCTTCAGACTCTCTACACGTCCGGCACCGTGTTCCACGCGTTTCTGGGCGAAAAGCTGCCTGACTGGAAAGCCGCGGCAAATCTTGTGCGTAAGATCGCTGAGAACTATAAACTTCCTTATTACACGATATCGCCTACCTATTCGGTGTGCAAAGATCACGGTTATTTAGCAGGTGAACAATTTGAATGTCCTGTGTGTGGTCAAAAAACGGAAGTTAATAGCCGTATAACTGGTTATTATCGTCCAGTACAAAACTGGAATGATGGTAAGGCACAAGAATACAAGGATCGAAAGGTTTATGATATTGGGCGTTCTATATTTAATCGTACAAATATGTGTGAAAACAAGACGGAATTGGAAACCAATATTACAGCAAGCTCGTCTGATAATGACACTGTTTATTTATTCGCAACACCCACATGTCCTAACTGTAAAATTGCTTGTGCCATGCTCGACAAAGCGGGATTTGATTATGAAAAGATTTATGCCACCGAACATCCGGACGAGGCCGTGAAGTATGGCGTAAAGCAAGCACCGACATTATTGGTCATTAAAAATGGTCATTTTCAAAAGTATGTTGGAGTATCGGATATTAAAAAGTATTTAAGTGTTTAAAAAAGGTGTACAAATGAAGATAATTAAAAACCCAAATACAGAAATCTATGAAAAAGTTACACAAGCAGTAAAAAATAACGATGGCTATTGTCCCTGCGGGGCAAAAAATACGTCTGAAACTAAATGCCCTTGTAAAGTTTTTATTGAAAGCCAAGAAATTGGTGAATGCCATTGCGGGCGCTATATTAAAACGGAATTATAAGAAACGCAATATGGTTTTAGAAGAAATAATAAAAGGTTTAGATTCCTTGCAGATACGTATTTTAAAAGATAAATTCGCTGCGAAAGTAACTGAAAGGGAAATGATGGCATTAGTAGCAGCCAAAGAAACAATAGAGTTTTGTAACAAAGATAGTCACAAAGTAGGAGATTTATAATATGGAATGGAATGTTTATACGTACAATTTTAATGCCAGAAGGGTTGAGTCACATAATATCTTTAATCATCCGGGTGTAATCGAAGATTGCAAAAAAGCCCTGAAGAAATTTAAAGATGATAAAGAACAATTCATAGAGGAAGTCCGTAGATCCTTAATGTACTATTACTGGAGTAAATGTGAATGGGAAATTGTTATTTCAGATTGGCCGCCGCGTCCCGATTGGCCAGATGAAAAGGTAGACGTTTACGATCAAGTTAAATTAAATTGGAATAATTTTATTGAGTACATATGGACACACCGAAAAGAATTCCAGAAAATAAAAATCAGATAGGAGGTGGTTAAAATAGGTATGAACTATTATGCAGTCAGAAATAGGCCGACTATTGAGTCACCAATACATATCGGGAAAAGCTCTTATGGGTGGTTGTTCTGTTTTCAAACACAAAATGAAACATGGCGTGACACACCTGTTGTTTGGAATACTTTTGACCAAGTTAAAGATTGGCTTTATAAGCATACTGTTGAAAAAGAAGAATATGTCATTCTTGATGAAGAAGATACGATAATTCCATATGATCAATTTATAAAACTCGTAGAGGATAAGCAAAAAGATGAGTTTTGTTTTTCTAACTCAGATAATTTTAAATACAGTCTTAATGTCAATGGATACAGGTTTTCTGATAGACAGTTTACTTAGAACACTTTTTTGAGAAAAAATTTTTAAGCAGAAATGTTCCTTGTGTGAAACAAAAATATTTAATATTAAAAGGAGATTAATTTAATGGCAAAAGAAAGAATTTTTAATTTACCCGAAACAAAAGGTGCGTTCCAGTTAAAAGGTATTGTAACCGGGACTAAGAAAGATGGTTTTTTTAAATCCATTAAAACAAAGACAAACAAGGATATGAACATTGTTAATTTTGGTGTCGAATACGATGAGGGAAAAACTCTTTTTGTTAATTTGCAGGGTACTGAAACAGATAATGTTTATTTTTCTAAGAAGTCTGAAAAGAAAGATGAGAAACCGGAAACTGTTGCAGTACCTTGGGCGAATAGGTTCAATTATAATCGTGAGGGATTTAAGCTAATAGGCAAGAATATTGGCGTAACTAAAAAGATTGATGAAAAGGGTAACGAAGTTAATGACAAAAAGATTCTTACCGATTTTGATGCTTGCAAAGAAGTAGGGGACAACTTAACTGACGAAAAGAGTGTGTTTATTCGCGGTAAGTTGGATTATAGTAGTGCTACCGATGATCAGGGTAATACAAGGCATTACACAAAACTTATTCCTGATCAGATTTCTCTTTGCTCCCCCGTTGATTTTGACGATGATAAGTTTGAAACACAAAATGATTTCAATCAAGTCATTATCTATAAGGGTATCGAGAAGGAAAAGATTGATGATAAAGAAACCGGTCGTGCTATTGTGTCGGCATTAATCGTTACATACAAAACAATTGAGAACGTAGAGTTTATTATGACTGACACCAAGCTTATGGGTTTGTTTAGAAAGAATTTGAAGCCCTATTATGCACTTCAGGTAAGTGGCCATATTGTTAGTGAAACGCAAACTGAAGAAGTAGTGAACGAAGATTCTTGGGGCGAAGAAGATGCCATGCAGAAGATAAAAGCTCCTGCAAAGCGTGAATTTATTATTACCGGAGCTAAGCCTTCAACAATAGAAAAAGAACTCTATGCACAAGCTAAAATTGAAGAAGCACTTGAAAAGATCAGAAAAGCTAATAAGGCAGAGGAAGATTTCAATAGTTCGGCTGACGATGCTTGGGGCGACCTCTCTGATGATGACGATGAGGCGTGGGGCTAATTTTAAAAACTATAACGGAGGAATGTAATTAATGGCAAAAGCAAGAAAAGCAGGATTAATTCAGACTAAACTTGGTATGGTAGTATTCGGAGATTTCTTTACAGGAAAGTCAACTTTGGCCTCTCAGTTTGCTTATTTTAAGCGACCTGACGGCAAACCCTTTAGAGTTCTATATTTAGACCCCGAATCTGGTTCTATTGATGATTATCTGGAAGAGTATGCGAACAACGGTGTTAATCTCGATAATATATATATCGTGTATACACAGTCATTAGCCGAAGTCCGTCAATACATAGCTAAAGTCAAGAATAATGAAGATTTTTATGAGCTTGACGATGACGGAAATGAAACGGACAACATTGTTTTAGATGCTGATGGTGAGCCATTTAGAGCAGACGCGCTTGTAGTTGATGGCACTACCATTCTTAACTTAACCACAAAGCAGGGATTAACGGAGTTCAGCAAAAAGCGTAATACAGTTAAAGCTGACAAAGACAATCTTATCGGTGATGAAAGGTTGGTTAAAATTGAGGGCGCCGGGTTAGAACTCAAAGATTATAACACGATTAATTTTAAGGGTAATGATTTAATTCTTGATCTTCTTTCTTGTGGAGTGCATTGGATTGCCACCGCAAGAGAAACTGATGAAAAAATAACAGTGAAAACAGATGATGGTAAAACAACTCAGGTTTCCACCGGTAAGAAAATTCCCGAAGGGTTTAAGGGGCTGGGTTACAACGCAAAAACTGTTATTCGCATGTTTAGAGACGAAGAAGGTCAAGTTTGTGCCCATATTGAGAAGGATAGAACGCATGTCCATAAAGACAATGAAATTGTCGAAGACCCATCATTACTTGATTGGCAGGTGGTTGTTGACAAAACTGCAAAAAACAAGGCGTTTACGCTAAAAAATGACCTTACCAAAGCAGTTGAAGTAGAACAGGACTTATATACTAAAGAAGTATTGGGTAGTGTAGGTTCTCCGGCTAACATAGAAATTTCTAATACTTCTAATGTTTCTAATGCTGCCGAATTGGAAACCTTGAAAAAAGCAATAATTGAAAAGAGAAACGCTCTTCCGGCAAATGAAAAAACTGCTATGAAAGCGAAGCTTGAAAAGGAAGGTTTGCCTACTGCATACAAGAACGTTACCGATGTAGAAGTTCTTAAAAAAGTTCTTAAGGCTTTTGATTAATATTATTAACCCACCGCAGGTTGAAAACTCAATCTGCGGTGGGTAGAGGTGAAGTAAGCAATGGACGATAAAATAATGAACCGAAAATGTTCTTATTGTAAAATTGCATTGAATAAAACTCGAACTGATGATTTGGACGATATATTGCTGTTTGATGGTAAGTTATATCACGTTAAATGTTTTTTAGAATCTAAAACTGTAAAGAAAGAATGCAAATATTGTTTTAAGGATATTATTATTCCGGATCAAATCAACGATTGTGTTTTATATGATGAAAAGTATTATCATACAAATTGTTTTGAGAATCAATGCCAATTGCATAAGACTCAAAAATGGGATGGGGCGCTTGCTCATATAAAAGAATATCAATATGAAGCGTTAATAAATCTAAATAAAATTTTAGAAAGCAAGCAATGCGATGATAAGTCTATTAAGCAATATAAAGTTGATGCGGCACGTTATATTAAAAATTGGTTTGATGAAGCTGATGTAAATACTTTCATTAGAGAGTTTTATGGCATTCAAGTAATACCTTATGTGCGATTAGCCCAAGTCTATAAAGGGACGTTTAAACAAGGTATGATCCCCATTCCGGCTTGCGATCTTTTGGAAATGTGGAAAAAGAAGAAAACGTTTCTAACAAAAGTATATCAGAAAAATTTATCTGAAAATAAGACTTTCTCACCAGAAAATAGAATCTATTATGATCTTGCAATTTTAATAAGCAAATATAATAGTTTTCTAAAATGGAAAGAAGAACAATCAATTTTAGAAAATAAATCAAGTGTGATTACACAAATGCCTAATATAACACAATTTGTTGCTATTAAACCTCAAAACGATAACATAGATGAGGATAAAAATATTAAAGATTTAGTAGCGGATATTTTTGAGGACGGTGATTAAGTATTTGACAGAAAACGAACTTAAAACTACCAATATTGCTGCGGAGATATGCTTTGTAGGATCACTTTTCTGCGAACCTGACTTGTATGTGACATATGGAAATTTTATGCGTTCTAAATATGATTTTGCTGACGAAGCAACAAAGTTTTTTTACGACTCGTTTGAGACCTTTTATTTAACCTTTTCTCAAACGGTTGATGAAACAAAAATGAATGTATTTATGAGTCAGAATGAAGAGAGGTTAAGATTATATAAAGAATATCACGGCTGGAAAACAGTTCAGCAATATATGAAATTAGCAGATAAAAACGACTGCAAGAATTATTTTAATACTGTAAAAAAATATTCTCTTATTAGAGAATACGGTAGAAACGGGTTCCCAATTGAGAAGATAATTAACCATAAAAATTTTGATAAGTTAACGGCGAATGATATTTATAGAATCATTAGAATTAAAGCCGATAAAATACATACAGTAATCAACTCCGGAGATGAAGCAGTTGACTTAACGCAAAATAACGAACAGTTAGTAAATAAACATTTAACCAAGCCCGCTTTCGGGTTGCCATTTCCTTGGGCAATGTATAACGAATTCTTTTTAGGAATGCGATTAGGCAAAGTTATGTTTGAAGGATTCCTTAGTAACGAAGGCAAGACAAGAAAACTGATGTTATTATCTGCATATGAAGCGTTAGTTCAGCATCAAAAAATTCTTTTTATGAGTAATGAAATGTCCGAGGAAGATTTACAAAACTGTTTGTTAACTACCGTAATAAATAATAAAGAGTTTCAAGCTTTGCACGGTGTTAAACGCAATAAGCCGGAAAAAGAAATTGTTCTTGGTGTTTACCATGACAATAATGGCAATATAATTCGTCGTAAAATTAACGATGATGGTATTTATACAGAAACCGACGAAGAGTATATTTGCCGTATAAAAGATACATCAAAAGAATATTGGGACATTATAAAGGTCTCAAAATGGATAGATAATTGTAAGAATGGAGAAGTTCTTTTTAAAGATGTATCAAACGACTATAGCAATGAGCGAATTGAATTTGAGTTACGAAAGGCAAAAGCGGTAGATAATATTACTTATTATGTTTACGACACTTTAAAAGGATATAGGACAGATGATTGGTCTGCTATAAAACAATTTGCAACTGATTTAAAAGAACTTACGAATGAATTAAAAATGAGTGGGTTTGCAGTGTTCCAATTATCCGATGACACTGTTTTTACAGATGTGTTTAGTTTAAGTAGTAATAATATTGCCAACGCAAAACAAATAAAGCATATAACTGATATATTAACAATTGGCAAAAGTATTAATAAGTCTGATTATCATAAATATCAATATGTTGCAGAATGTGACTCTTGGGGCGAGCCGGTTGTATTAAATTTAGAATATGATAAGAATTATTTTGCAATCAAAATTGATAAAAATCGAGCCGGGAATAAAGACAAAATAATGCTGTTTGAAATCAATCTTGATTATAACACATGGATAAACATTGGGTATTTGATCAAACGAGAAAAAGAAAAATAAAGGAGAGTATTTAATGGATATAATCAGCTTGAAAAAATATATTTTGGATAACAATTATATCCCGTTAATACTTGAGTCATTAAATTGTCATCATATTAAACACAAAAATGGTTTTTATCAATGTGCTAACCCGGATGGTGATAATACCACGGCAATATGTGTATATGAAAATGAATATCTTTATACGATTGACTATACAAGGAATTTACAAACTAAAAATCGAAACGCTGATTTAATAGATTTAGTGTGCTTCTTTAATAATACAGATTTCCCCGAAGGTATTAAATACGTATGTAATCAGATTGGAATATCGTATTATCATAATTTTTATGAAGACGTGCCGGAAAGTTTTAAAATCCTTGAGCTGCTAAACAAAATGTCATCTGTTGTGGAAAACAATGATGATAATACACCATTAAAGCCCATAGATAAATCGATACTCAATTATTACAAGCCATTTGTTAATGATATGTTTTATAAAGACGGTATATCGTATGAAACACAGCAAGATTTTGATATAGGATATGATGAATTTAGTAATCGAATAACAATCCCAATATATTCTGAGATAGGAGATCTCGTGGGTGTTAAGGGAAGGCTTTTTAAGACAGATCTCGATAATAATGATATTAAATACATATATCTTGAGCCGGTCGCTAAAGGGAAAGTGTTATATGGGTTAAATAAAACTTTACCGTATATAAAAAATGCTAACAAAGTTTATGTTTTTGAAGCAGAAAAAAGTGTGATGCAAAGTTGGTCGCATAACGTAAGGAATTGCATTGCAACCGGTGGAGTTAAACTATCAGATATTCAAATTGCGATGCTCGTAAGATTGGGTGTTGATATTATTCTTTGTATGGACAAAGATATTGATAAAGTAAAAATGGAAGAATTAGCGAATCGTTTCCCTGATACAATTCCATTATATTACATGTTTGACGAGGATAATGTTTTAGATCTTAAAGAATCTCCATCAGATAACTATGAAAAATGGTTGCATTTAAGTAAAAACAATATTTACAAGATAAGATAGGTGATTAATTGAAATATAAATTATATAACGAATCACATAGTGATAATGTAAAGATACGAGTGTTAGAAAATCGTGGAATACAAGATGTACAAAGATATTTAAATTTATCGGAAAATGATCTTATACCATATAACTTGCTTTGCAATATGGAAGCAGCGGTTAATTGTTTTGTGAAACATTTTAATAATAAGGCACCTATAGCAATCTTGGTTGATTCTGATGTTGATGGATATTGTTCAGCCGCAATGATGTATTCATATATTAAAAAAATCGATAATAGCTATCCCGTAGAATATATTTTACATCAAAAGTCTAAAGCACACGGCTTAGGAGAAGATGTACAAGTTCCCGATGATATAAAACTACTTATAATTCCTGATGCTTCAACCAATGATAGTGAGGAATGTAAAACACTTAAAGAACAAGGTGTAGATATTATTATTCTTGATCACCACGAAAAAGAATTCGACAATCCTTCAGCTATTATAGTCAATAATCAAATAAGCGATCTGTATGATAATAAAGATTTCTCTGGCGCAGGTATTGTATACAAGTTTTTACTTGCCTTAGATAATGAGTTTTGGGTAGAATATGCCGATGACTTTTTGGATTTATGTGCTTGGGCAAACATATCTGACGATATGGATATGCGTTCGTATGAAACAAAATATCTTGTTGATAAAGGGTTGCAGAACATTAAAAATAATTTTTTAAAAGCTCTTATTAACGCTCAAGAATTTAGCTTAAAGGGTAATATAAACATACATAATGTTCAATGGTATTTGACTCCTATACTTAATGGGATGATTCGTATTGGAACGTATGAAGAAAAAGAACTTGTATTCAGAGCAATGATCGACGAATATGAAGAATTTGAATACAAAAAGCGCGGAGAATCAAAAGCAATAAAAGAAAACATATATGATCGTGCAGCAAGGTTAAGCAAGAATGCAAAATCACGGCAAGATAATATTCGTAAAAGTGGTATAACAAAAATTCTTGATAGAGTGAATGATAACGACAATAATAAAGTAATTGTAGCAGATGTTACAGATATTTTAGATGATGGTTTAACCGGCGTAGTGGCCATTAAAGTAGCCGAATATTTTAATAAGCCTTGCATCTTATTAAAAGAAATGAAAACTGATGATAAAAAGATATTCGGTGGCAGTATGAGAAACATTGACAATAGCCCTATTGATAGTTTCAAAGATGTAATTAACTCTTGTCCAAGTTTCAATTATTGTATGGGGCATCCTAATGCGGCCGGAATAAGTATTGACGCGGACAACGTGACAACCGGTATTAAAGAACTTAATGAACGACTAAAAGATATTGTTTATGATGCTACATACCGTGTTGATTATATCAAAAATATGGATGACACAGATTTCACTTTAATAAACGATATGGCGCAATTGGAAAATATTGTGGCCAAAGGTTTGGAGCCGCCCTTGATAGCAATAGAAAATATCGAATTACGTAAACAAGATTTCACGATAAAAGGGAAAAATGAAGATACTTTGCAATTCGCTTTTAATGGTATCGAATTCATATTGTTCGGGCAGAATGATCTATTAAAATGGTTTGAAAATTGTTGGGATGAGAACGAAATTATTATTTTTGATTTGGTTGGCGAACCAAGAATTAATGACTTTAACGGTATAAGGACAATCCAAGTAAATGTTAAAGATTTTAATCTGAATGGTATTAAAGAAGGTGCTGATCAAGATGTTGAAGATGATGAAGAGACAGGATGGTGATTAATTGTATAGTTCTTTACATAACCACTCACATTACAGTTTGTTAGACGGCTATGCTACCCCAAAAGAATATATGGAACAAGCAAAAAAAATAGGGCTTAAGGCATTTGCTATTACTGAGCATGGGTCAGAGTATTCTTGGTGCTATTTCGACAAGATAAAAAAAGATTACCCGGATATCAAAATGATATATGGTGTTGAATTTTACGAATGCTTTGATATTAATGTTAGAGATAAAGAGAGTAAATATTTCCATTTACTTGTGCTTGCAAAGAATGAAGAGGGACGCAAAGCAATTAATAAATTAGTTACCAAATCTAATTTGGAAGGCTTTTATTACAAACCTCGTATTCAATTAAGTGATTTCAAACCTTACGCAAACAATCTTGTTGTTTCGTCCGCTTGTTTGGCGTCAAAAATAGCACGAGAAAGTGATCTGAATCAATGTATTGCTTATGTTAATGAATACAAATCGGTGTTTCCTGATTTTTATTTAGAAATGCAAAGTCATAGTCACATTGATCAAGAAAATTATAACCGCAAAATTCTGCAACTTTCAGAGATTACAAACACACCTTTTATAATAACCACTGATAGTCACGCGGCCACAAAAGAAGATTTATATTATCAGGCAAGACACGTTCAAATAGCTCATGATACAGAAACAATGAGCGAAACATATGAAGGATGCTATTTACAAAGCGAAGAAGAAATCCATTCTATAATGGATAAACAAATCGGTAAAGAAAACGTTGATTTGGGTTTACAAAATACAAATCTTGTTGCTAATCTTATTGAAAACGTTAATATGCCATTCCAAAGTCCAAAGTTGCCTACTTTCCCATTGCCTCATGGCTTTAATGACAATTATGAATATCTAAAATATCTTGTTAACGAAGGCTGGGTTAAACGCGGATTTAATGACCTTCCGAAAGACAAACAGAAGATCTATAAGGAAAGAATTGATTATGAATTAGAAATCATTCACTCTATGGGGTTCGATGGGTATTTCTTAATTGTTTGGGACTTCATCAACTTCGCAAGGTCAAAAAATATTATGGTCGCGCCGGGCAGAGGTAGCTGTGCGGGAAGTTTGGTTTGTTATAGCTTGCATATTACCGATCTTGATCCAATTAAATACGGTTTGATTTTTGAGCGTTTCTTAAATCCAGAAAGAGTAAGTATGCCAGATTGATTTTAGTCGAGCTTAATAGAAATATTAAGTGTTAAGTGTAGTGAACCTGTAAATGCAGGGTGTACGGTTGACAGAAATGGAGCAGTAGGAAATGGCTGTTTGCAACTGTGCTAACAGGGGAAACCTAAGTTTTTAATATGGCAATCCTGTGCTAAGTTAAGCAATTATTTCTTCGTATAAAAATAAGGAGAAATATCAATAATATTAAAACAATTAAACAATTTCAATGATTACTTTATAGCAGACACGGGACGAATATATTCCAAAAAGAGTGGAGAGCTTAAAGAATTAAAACCTTGGTTTGATGGCAAGAAAAATTATTTAATGATAACTTTATGCAGCGAACAAGGTTATAAAAAAGAATTGATTCACAGATTGGTTGCTCAAACTTTTATACCAAATCCTAATGGATATTTAGAAGTGAATCATATTAATTACATTAAAACAGATAATAGAGTAGAAAATTTAGAGTGGTGCACGAGAAGAGAAAACAATTTGCATTCATTTAAGAAACATTCACAAGTGCGAAATTTCAAAGAATGTAAGTTAATAAAATCAGGAAATGTTGTAAAAGAATGCAAAAGTATCATCGAAGCTTGTAGATTGGCAAAACAATTATACAACATCAGTGAGTCTTCTCTTGCGCGTAATAAAAAAATAAAAGACATTGAAATAATTGCTTAAAAAGTGAAACGACTATCCCAGAGGGGAGTAGGGTTAAAGCAAGGTGAAAGTCCGAACCCGAAGTGCTACACACCTGACCAGATAATGCTGAAGGTGAAGATATAGTCTATTCCTTATGAAAACATAAGGTAGAAAAGACCGACACAGATGTCTCTGATAGAGAAACTGTTATAAATTATCTTATTAACAAGTACGGTGAAAATCGTGTTTGCCAAATTATTAACTTTTCGTATATCACACCAGTCGTTGCAATTAAAGATGTAGGAAAAGTTCTTGGGTTTAGTTACAACGAAATGGACAAATTGAGCAAGAGATTTTCTTACGACACATTCACAGAATGTCTTGAAAATAACGAGAAGTTTGTTGCAGAACATCCTCAGTATGCAGAGTTGTTTGATATAGCAAGTAAACTAAGCGGAAGAATTAAAACTGTTTCTTGTCATGCTGGTGGCGTAGGTATTGTTGATACCGACATTAATGATTATATGGCCATGAAGCTTGGTGGAGATGGTGAACATGTCATTCAAGTCGATAAGAGAATTATCGAAGAAATAGGCATTATTAAGTTCGATATTTTAGGCGTTCAAACTTTGAACATGATTAAAGAAATCCAAACAGACCTTAATATGGATGAATACGATATTAACATTAATAATCCGGTTTTTGAAAATGATACTAAATCATATGAACTATTAAATAAAGCATTAACAAACGGAGTTTTCCAAGTAGAAAGTGCCGGAATGAAAGATCTATTAATTCGACTTCAGGCAAATTCACTTGAAGATTTATCGGCAGTATTAGCTCTATACCGCCCCGATTCTATGGGAGCACTTGAAGAATATATAGAATGCAAGCACGATCCAAGCAAGGTTAAATATATTCATCCCGATATGGAGCCGATTTTAAAATCTACATATGGTTGTATGATTTATCAGGAACAATTGTTAGATATTGTTCGCACATTTGGAGGTAGAACTTATGGTGGAGCGGACTTGTTTAGAAAGGCAATTGGAAAAAAGAATGTTGAGTTGGTTAAAGAAGAATCTGCAAAGCTTTATCAAGAGATTATTGATAATGGATATAGTGAAGAAATCGCAAAAATTATTAGTGATGACCTTTCGCAGAAGGGTGGTTATCTGTTTAACAAATCACATTCTTTTAGTTACGCCGTGATATGCTTTCAAACAGCATATTTAAAAACTTATTATCCCTTATATTTCTTTAAGGCGCTTTTTAATCTCAACAAAGATAAAGCGGGTATGTTGAATAAATATATTTTAGATGCAAAACAATTTGGGGTAAGAGTCTTACCACCAAATATAAATAAGTCTCAAATGAATTTTTCGATTAATGATGAATCCATTTTGTTTGGACTTTCAGCGATAAAAGGAATTGGCGAAAGTTTTGCAACAGAAATATTAAGCAATCGAAATAGTGATTTTATTTCTATGCAAGACTTTATTGATAGAGTGGATCCCAAAAAAACACAAATAATATCTTTGATTAAATCTGGAGCAATACCCTGTAAAGATAAAAAAAGAGCATTAATGAAATATCTGATGTCTACATACACGAAAGGTAATTTCAAACCAGTTAATTCAGTGCCCTCTCCTTATAGTAAGCTGGAGGCATTTGGGTTAAACGTTGATAATTATAGAGAGGGCAAGAAGGTAGATAAAGAACGTTTACTTGCAGACTATAACAAGATACGTTTACAAAACTTTGAAATCAATGAACAAGAAAAATTAAAAGATTTTCAATCTGAATGTTCTGAAAAGTATTTGGCTAACGAGGAATTTTGGGAATTTGAAAGTTTACAAATATTCCTTAATCACAATCCATTTGATAAAGCTTATGAATATTTAGAGTCATTTAATGAAGTTGAAGTTGGCGATAAATGTACCATCGTAGGGATCGTAGCTAAGGTGCAAAAGAAAAAGGATAAAAATCAAAAACAGTTTGCTTTTATGAATATTTATTCTTCGTTTGGGCTGATTGAATGTATTGTATGGCATTCAAAACTAAAAGAATATGAGGATATGGTGAAAACCGGTCAGCAGCTTGCTTTACTTGTTAAAAAGGATAGTGAAGATAGAGTTGTATTAGAAAAATTAAAGCCTTATTCAGTATGGCTGCAACAAACAAATCGGAAAGGAGCGTGTTTATAATCGAAAGCTTTGATACTGATGTAATTTATGAACTTAAAATTACAATTGTAGATGAACGTTATTATGGAGAAGACACTTGTTGGGGAGTCTATCAGTTTTCGGGTGATGCAGAAAAAATGCCAATTGGTGTTATTCCCGCGTTAGATCCTTTTGATGAAGCAGATAAAACGAAAACAGATAAGATTGGTACTCTTTCCGGAAAAATGCAACGATTACAAATTGGCGGGCAATATGATTTAAAGTGCCGCTTAAAAAAAGACAATCGATTCGGTTGGCAATATGAGCCAATATCAATAATGGCGTTGATTCCACAAAGCAAAGAGTCCCAAATGATTTACTTAAAGTCTTTAATATCAGAAGATGTTGCCAACAACCTCCTTAAGGAATATCCGAATATAGTTGATGACGTGGTAAGTGGTAGAGTTGACGAAATAGATTATACCAAGGTTAAAGGGGTGCAAGCTTTTACTTGGAATAGGATAAAAGAAAAAATATTTGATAATTATATAATGTCAGATATCATCGTTATGCTTAAGCCTCTTGGTATTACATTTGCTATGATCAAAAAGCTACAAAGTGAAGAACCAAATGCTGCATTACTTAAACAGCAATTGCTGGATAACCCTTATATAATGACAAAAATCAACGGGCTTGGTTTCAAAAAGATTGATGATTTGGCAATGAAATTAAAGCCGGAATTGTATTGCTCTTTTGAAAGATTGGTTGCTTTTACACGATATTATTTTAGTGAACTTGGCGACAACGAAGGACATACTTGGGTCTCTGAGAATATATTTAAAAGTGCTATTAGTAATAATATTCCTCAATGTATGGAATATTTAGAAAGACTTTTTTCTTCAGATTCATTTTTATATTGCAAGGATGGGAAGGTTGGTTTAAGGCATTACTATAATGTCGAAAATAAAATACGTAGGTTGTTAATTGAAAAAAGTCAGCAAATCAGTAACATCTCGTTTACTAATGACCAAATTGAGCAAGCAATTAAAGCTGCCGAAGATGAACAAGGCTTTGAATACGTTCCTGAACAAAAAAACGTCATATACAAAACCTTACAAAATACTGTTAGTTTCATAACAGGAAAAGCTGGAACAGGTAAAAGTAGTATTATGAGGGCCATTCTTAAAGCCTATAAAATGAACAATTATACTATATCCGCTTGTGCCTTAAGTGCTATGGCAGCACAGAGAATCACAGAAGCAACCGGGTTCCCAGCCAGTACAATACATAGATTGCTTGGTTGCCAAGGCGAAGGTAAATTTATGTTTAACGAAGATAACCCTATATGGACTGACGTTGTTTTCCTTGATGAAGGATCAATGGTTAATTCAAGTTTGTTTTTAACACTTATAAAAGCCTTAAGCCGTAATACAAGATTCATAGTATCGGGAGATCATAAGCAATTGCCACCAATTGGGTATGGCAACACCTTTTCGGATTTAATAGAAGTGTTTCCAAAGAAATATGTAAACAACTTAACAAAACCGATGAGACAAGCTTTAGAATCTGGGATATTAGCGGATGCAAATCAGATACGAGAAAACATTAATCCTATAACCGAAAATGCTCAACCAAAAATCATTCATGGCAAAACACAAGATATGTACTATATGTTCAGGAATAATAGGGAACAGTTATTTAAAATAGCCGTTAACACATATATGAAGTCAATTGAAACAGATGGCTTGGATAATGTGGTAATAGCTGTTCCTCGGAAAAAAGATTGCTTAAATAGCACTTCAGAACTTAATAAAGTTATTCAAGATAAATTACTACCAGATGAAACAAGATTCATTAAGTTAAATGATATTGAATTTAGAGTTGGCGCTAAGGTTATGCAAACCGTGAACGATTATGAAAAAAATGTTTTTAATGGCGAAATAGGATATATATCCGACATCTATGAAAATGGGAAAACCAAATGTTGTGAAGTTATATTTGCTGATAATAAAAAGATTGTGTATCAACTTAAAGAGTTAGAACAACTGGATCTTGCATACGCGATGACGGTTCATAAATTACAAGGAGCCGGAAAGAAAACTGTTATTGGTATAATTGATAACACGCATTATAAATTGCTTGATAATTGTATGCTTTACACATTACTTACCAGAGCAAAAAAGAGATGTTTATTATTGGCAGAGCCACAGGCATTTTTAGCTTGTATTAAAACAAGCCACAACAAAAGAAATACATGGACACAGTTAGGAGAATAAATTACGGAAAAGATTAACAGAATAAAAGAATTAACCGCATTGCTTAACAATGCGAGAAATGAATATTATAATAACTCAAACTCACCAATGAGTGACTATAAATATGACGAACTTTTTGATGAGCTAAAAAAATTGGAGAGTGAAACCAACTTTAAGTTGGTTAACTCTCCGACAACAACCGTTGGGTATACTGTTGTAAGTAAATTAAATACAGTAAAGCATAACCATCCGATGCTGTCACTTGATAAAACAAAAAGCATTGATGATATGAATAAGTTTATTAACAATAAACCTATTCTCACAATGCTTAAAATGGATGGTTTAACAATAAGCGTTAAGTATTCAGGGGGTAAACTGGTATCAGCAGAAACCCGTGGGGATGGTATAGAAGGAGAAGATGTAACTCATAACGCTTTAAGTTTTATTAATTTGCCACACAGCATTGACTATAAAAGGGACTTAATAATTGATGGTGAGTGTATTATTAACCATCATGATTTCAATAGAATTAATAAGCCATTAATTGAAAAATCAAAACAAGAAGCAACAGAAATGGGTTTGACCGGTAAAGAATATAAAGAATATGTAAAAAAGCATTCTTACGCCAATCCCCGTAATTTAGCAAGCGGCTCTGTGCGCCAGTTGGACAGCGAAATTGCTGCACAGCGACATATTCAATTTGTAGCTTGGAAGGTTGTTAGCGGATATGATAATAATTCCTTTAGCGAAAGGCTTAATTGGTTAGAAACGCTTGGCCTTACTGTCGTGCCCCGCCTTGATAGATTTGACGAAAGAAGTATCAACTTCCTTAAAATTATAGCAGATAAGTATAGTTACCCTATTGACGGTCTTGTAGTATCTTTTGATGATGTAGATTATCTTGAATCTCTCGGTGCGACAAGTCACCATATAAGAGGTCAATATGCGTTTAAGTTCGATGATGAAAAAGAAACTACAATTTTAAGAGATATTGAATGGAATACAAGTCGTTCCGGTCTTGTAAATCCTATCGCAATCTTTGATGAGGTTGATATTAATGGTAGCACAATTTCAAAGGCCACTTTGCATAACCTTTCCTATATTAAATCATTAGAATTAGGCATTGGAGATGAAATTGAAGTATATAAAGCCAACGATGTTATACCTAAAGTTGCTAACAATTTAACTCGTAGTAATTCGTACAAAAGACCGCTTTTATGTAAATCTTGTGGAGCAGAATTAGAAGTACATAATGAAAATGGTTCTGAAACATTGCATTGTCCCAACGAAGAATGCCCCGCAAGAAAGCTCGATAAATTTATCCACTTTGTTTCAAAAGACGGGATGGATATAGAAGGATTGTCGGAAGCAACCCTTGAAAAGTTTATTACAAATGGATGGATAAGACGATTTGTTGATATATACCATTTAAATAGGCATAAGGATGAGATTGTCTCATTGGATGGATTTGGTGAAAAGTCTTGGGATAAGTTATGGCAAAACATTATGAATAGCCGCAATACAACGATGTCCAAATTTATATATGCTCTTGGTATTCCTACTATTGGTAAGAATACTGCAAAAAATATTGCAAAATACACGTCAATAATAAATCCTGAAAAACATGCATCATATTTTTTTGGACGAATTGAATTTAATACAAAAGATAAAACAATATTTACACCTTCAATTTGCAAAAATCTGCAAGCTTATGTGGCTGATTGTAAGAATCGCATGAATATGACAGATTTAATGAGTATATTAAATATTTCTCAAGAACAGATGATAACAATTGATTCTCCATTTACAGGTAAAAACATAGTAATTACCGGTACTCTTAATAACTATACACGTGCAACAATACAAACAGAGCTTGAAAGACTTGGTGCAAAAATGGGTAATTCTGTAAGTAAGAATACTGATTATCTTTTAACCAACGAGCAATCCGGTTCAAGTAAATACAAGAAAGCGGTTGAGCTTGGTATTAGGATAATTAACGAAGAAGAATTTGAAAAAATGAAGGGATGATTTTATTAATATTTCAATTATTAAAAATATTATAATTACACTTTTGGTGTTTATACTTACAATGCTTTCGTTACGTTGTTTTGATATGTCTAAAGATATAGAAATAAAACAAAATAGTATTATTTCTCAAGCAATACAAATATCAAATCTTAATATATCCAATCAAGAATTATCCGATGAGTTATCCGAACTACAAAATGAGTTATCTGTGCTACGAGATGGCATAGAGACCTTAAAACATAATAAAGTATATTATTCCGGTAGATTTAAAATTACATATTACTGCGCTTGTGAACAATGTTGCGGCAAAGATGATGGTATTACTGTAAGTGGTGCTAAAGTTCAAGAAGGTGTTACGGTGGCTGCTGACACTTCTATATTACCATTTGGCACTAAGATTTATATTAAAGGCATAGGCTGGCGTACAGTACAAGATAGAGGTGGGGCAATAAAAGGAAATCGGTTAGATATTTACATACCGTCACATAATGATCCAATGCCTTACAATGTTCAAAATTTGGATGTATGGGTGGTAATTGAATAATGTGTGATATGTGCAGAGACTACCCTGACCATCATCCGCAGTGTCCTAATTATGTAGACCACCAAATAGGAGTTTGCGAAAATTGCGGTATAGACTTATATGCAGAATATCCAATCTGGGTAGATAATAACGGCTATGAATATTGTAGTGAAGAATGCGCTAAAGATTTTAATGGCATAAAGGAGAAAAATTATTGAAAGTTGAAAATGTAAGAATATATGACTTAGAAGAGAGTTTAATTGCTTCCGGATATCCTATGAGAACAGATACAGAACTTAAAAAACTGGAAAAAAAGGATGTTAGCAGAGGGACAAAACTTGTTAATGCAACTAAAACCGGTAACGGGGCACATGCACAATTTCTTACTGGAATTAGAGTAAATTTCGATTTAACTTTTTCTAATAAAGCTTGGGTAGAGGCAGAAAGATACAGATTCTTAGAATTTGTATCAAGTCAGTCAACAATGCATCGAATTACCAAATTTGATTTAGATAAGGCATATAATCAATACGTAGACCCAAGAATCGTTGAAATTATGAAAGAAAAGGTTAATCAATATAATGATTACTGCCAAGCAGTGTCCAGTAGTTTAGTACCTCAAGACCAGAATGTTATTGAATACGTCGAAAATAATAAAAAAAGAATGTATCTTGAAATACTTTACTCTAATCCTTCAGGATTTGAGCTTACAGCGAGAATTACAACAAATTATCGTTGTTTAAGAAACATTTATATTCAGAGAAAAGACCATAGACTACCGGAATGGCGAGAATTTTGCAAATGGATTGAAACACTTCCTTATGCTAATGAATTGCTGATTAATTAAATATGACGGAGGAAATAAAAAATGAATAACATTAAAGGAAAAATAGATGATGGTGGAAAAAGAATATCTTATGGCGATAATATGGCTATCAGAGAGCCGTCTACGGGCAAGGGAAGATATGATTTAATATCTCCTTTTGCTACACGCAGATTGGCTGAGTGGTATGAGCTTGGCGCTAAAAAATATGCTGATAGAAATTGGGAAAAGGGTATTCCGTTTTCGAGATACACAGATTCTGCCAAAAGGCATTTGGATAAGTATATAATGGGGATGGAAGATGAAGATCATTTAGCGGCTGCCGCTTGGAACATCTTTGCCATTATGCATCATCAGGAGCTTGGGCAATTAGAACTTGATGATATGCCTCACTATCTATCACCAAAAGATGAGAAATAAAAGGTGGAATAAATGACAATTTTGCTTGATTTTGATGAAGTATTGAATACTATGGTATCCACTTGGATTGCTTATTTAAATAATACACATGGCACATCTGTAACATTTGATGATCTTAAAGAGTGGGATATGCGAAAAGCGTTTCCTAATTTAACCGAAAATGAAATATATAAACCCTTACACCTACAAGCGTTTTGGGAAGAAGTAAAAATAATGCCCGGAGCAAGAGAAGGAGTGCATAATCTTCTATCTTATGGTCACGATATTTATATCGTAACTTCATCATATCCAAATACGATTAAATGGAAAGCAGAATGGCTACAGAGAGAATTACCTGAAATATCTTGGTCGCATGTTATAGTGGCAAACAACAAATCTCTTATAAAAGGCGATATCCTTGTGGATGATGGGTTGCACAATTTATGTGAAGGAAGTTTCACAAAGGTATTATTTGACAAACCGTGGAATAGACAAATTGATAGAACTCGTTTTCATGATATAATTTATAGAATTTGTAATTGGGATGAAATAGTATGTCTCATAAATGGATTAAACGAGTAATATATAGAATTTCTTTTTCATAAATTATAATGTAAGTTATTTGAAAGGAAAGATCACAAAAGATGAAACCCAAAAAATTAAATTATCGCTTTCATAACCCAAATCCACAAGAAATAACTATTAATTTCTTGTTAAATATATTATTCCAAATAAACAACCAAAAAGTTGAAAAAGCAATTAACGTAGCCCAAAAATAAATATACGACAATGCAGATCAGGCGGTCACAAAAAGTGGCCGCTTTTCTATTGACAAAACCCGCACGTTTATATAAAATAGAAGTAACAGAATTTTTTATAATCTAAAGGGTGATACGTATGAATATAGCCGCTTATTGCAGAGTTTCTACCGACAAAGAAGACCAATTAAACAGCTTGGAAGCACAAAAACAGTTTTTTGAGGAATATACAAAGCGCACAGGAGATCAGTTAGTTCGGCTTTATGCAGATGAGGGAATCTCTGGAACAAAAATGAAAAATCGTAAAGAGTTTATGCAGATGATGGCAGACGCTCAAAAAGGAATATTCCAAATGGTTGTAGTCAAAGATATTTCTCGCTTCGCCAGAAATACAGTAGATCTCCTTCAAAATATTAGGAAACTAAAAACACTTGGCATTGTGGTCAACTTTTTAACTTCAAACATGACTAATATGGGTGACAGTGAATTCGTCTTAACTCTGTTTGGGGCTATGGCGCAAGAAGAAAGTGCTAATACTTCTAAAAGAGTAAAGTTTGGCAAAAGAATAAACGCAGAAAAAGGCAGAGTCCCAAACCTTGTTTACGGGTATGAAAAGATAAAGGGCGATTATTTTAATTTAACAATAAATCCTGACGAAGCTGAAGTTGTACGGAAGATGTTTAGCTGGTATACAAATGACGGTTATGGCGCTTCTCGTATAGCTATTAAACTTAATGAGAAAGGATATCTCACAAAGCGTGGATGTAAATGGACACAGAATGCAGTTTGCCGAGTTTTGACCAACGAAATATATATAGGAAAGATTATAAATGGTAAAGAAGAAGTGTCGGATTTTTTAACAAGCAAACGATCAGAAAAACCACAAGAAGAATGGATTGTGGTAGATCGTCCGGAATTAAAAATTATTGAGCCAGATTCTTTTTATAAGACCCAGAAAATCATGAAGGAACGAGGTAAACAATTTAAATCAAACCATACTCGCGTCAGTAATAAATATTTGTTTTCTACACTAATTAAATGCAAAGAATGTGGGTGGTCATTCCGCAGAAGTGTTCGTACCTACAAAAACACTTACGTTCGTTGGATTTGCTCTGGGCGAAATGGGAAAGGCGCTGACAGTTGTCCTAATGCTACATCTATACCGGAAGAAGAACTTATAAATGCGTTACAAGAATATTTCACTAACATTTTAAAACAAAAAAAGAATGTTCTTTCATATTTAATCAATGAGTTTGAAAAGGTTTACATGGCTAAAAGTGAAAACACAAAATTAGAAAAAGAACTAATGCAAAAACTTGAGCAGTGCAAAAAGGTTCGTCAAAAATATATGGATATGTATACTGACGATTTGATTTCACGAGAAGAGTTAAATAATAAGATAGGAAATATGAAAAAGGAAATAGAGCAATATGAAAATGAATTGAAGATGATCTCATACAACATAACTAAGCGTGATCAATTGTCGGGAATATTAAATAATACATTTAAAGAAATCGCAGACATTAGTGATGTCCGATCTATGAGTAACGCCGATCTTAAAAGAATCATTCAAAAGATTGAAGTTGACAAAGAAGGAAATGTAGATATTTATTTGCAATTATTCGGAAATTTGGGTTTAAACTCAACCGTTCTATTATCTAACGACCGTGCATACAGTAGTAATAATTTAGAACGGTTCATTTGGCTTATAAGCTAATATCTAAATATACCCAAAAGTTCATGCTTTAATATTTAGTTAGAATATAAAATTAAAAAAATGGGAGAGTAGAAACTAATCTACTCTCCCATTTAAATATATAATTATTTAACGCCTAATATTGCTTTAATTGTCTGTGGCCCCGCGCATCCATCAACTGTTAGTTTTAATAATGCTTGAAACTCACGTATTTTAGCAGTAGTTTGTTTGCCGCAATGTCCATCTACAGTGGCGCCCACAGCCTTTTGTACAATTTTGGTACAATTGATATATTTATTAATCTGTTTACCTAAGAATGAACGGTATTTAACAACACATTTATTAGCAGCAGCTTCACACTGTTCTCCCCAATATCCGTCAATTTTCAATTTAAAAGCCGGATATCCATCGGCAACACAGGCTTTTTGCCATGCTTTAACACGGCTGTTCGGTACAGTTGTCTTAGCAGGTTCAACGTCATAACAGGGTCTGCCATAACCTACAATCTTTGAGTTATTAAGACTGTACGTCCTTCTTGAGACCATATCACCTGAATTTCCTTCAATGGTATATACGTTTGTTTTATCAACCTTTTCAACTATACCGGTATGAGTAACTTTGGTTATTGATGTTCCAAAAAATATTTGATCACCCGGCACAGGATTATTCATATAGAATTGTCCTTTGTTTTTATAAAAACCAAGTGAATAGCCACATCCTGCTCCAGTTGATTTTTCAGGTTGACACAGTAACCTTAACGCATTTTCATATCCGTATGCAGTCAAAAAACACCAATCAACAAACATGTCACACCAAGCAAAACCATTCTTTTTACCATTATACCAATTCGGATACTTCTGGTCAAAATCACGGGCGTATTTGGTATAATTCTTATTACCTGCATTAGCAGTTTTATCATCAAGTTGACTATTACTCTTTTTTTCACGATATCCTACTTCGTTTGCCGCTACCTTAAGTACAGCAGAAACGTAACATTTGCTCATAATATATCCTCCATTTTTATTTCTACAAATGTATTTTTATTGAGTGTTTCTTGATTTTTTCTTAACAAATATCATTAGAGGCGGCTATATTTACCGCCTCTAATGATTATATAAATTAACATATATTGTTGCTTGCTTCTACGTTTATAGAAGCGAATTACTTTTACTCTTTCTTTGAAATAACTGTTTCATCATTTAAGTAAGAACTGGATCGGCTTCTTGTGCAATAGTAATAGCGAATTGCTGGTCTATGCTACTATCATTGCTTGCAGTTATAGAAGTATTAACATCATAACTTATGGCATCATTGAGGATAGTAGCTACTTCCTCAGGAGTTAGTTGCGTTACAATAGGTGTTGCAAATTCATAGACAAGCATTACACCTGACATAGCGGCTTTGAACTCCGCAGTAGTCATGTTAGCTTTTGCTGTGTCTTTGATGTATATACGACCGGTTGTCCCACAATAGATGAAGTTATCGTTTGCAGATGAAATAGTACCCCCATACGCACTGCACACAAGACCTTCGGCAGATGCACTCGCAGGCTTTTTTATGACATTCGCAATACTATCTGTAATGAAGTTCGAGTAAGATGATTCGAATTTCGACCATGTCAGCGTTCCCATATCAACTTCCCCAATATTCCTTGTCAACTCACCCGTTCCATCGCTTCTTACAGTAAGCGTATCCTTTGCATCGCCAATACCTCGAAGTGTGTAGGTTGCGGCGATAGTTTTAGAGATTTTATAAGGAACATATGTGCCATTTATGGAAGGATCAGAAAAGTTGATACAAATATCTTTCATCCAAGTTTGTACACCATAACTACCGTAAGTTGTCTCTATTCTTGATACTACTTTACCCCTATTACTTAAAACCGTTATCTTATAATACTCTGTTTTAATCGGTACTACTATATCAGTAAAACTACCGTCTGTATAATGAAACGCAAACCGAACACCTCTACTTGTCGTGCTATTAAATTTGTACTCATAAGATACACAAATTTGTCCTGTATAACCGCAAGTATTTGTCCAATATACACCTACTGCGCTTCCACTCCTTGTTATATGCCATGAGCCATCGTTTTGTTTTGTCCATCCTCTTTCGAGCATAACAGTTTCATCATCAAATTGATTAACCCCAGTCATCACATTAGCACTTGTCTTGACACTCATTAACTGACCAGCATTATCAGGATAATAATCTTTAGGAAATAAGGCTTTAAACCAAGCCACGCCAGCACCTGTTGTTGCTGATTCAAGTGAGTAGATATAATCTGCTATTGTTGAGCCAAACATTTGGGTGAGGTCGAAAAAATTTATATTCTTTGCTTTTATCGTATCACCAATAGTAACATCTGAAGTATCATTTTGTGACAGTGAAACAACGATGTTGGGTGATTGATGATCAATAATACCCATAAATGAAAGACTATACCAAGTATTATTTATAGGATTAGTTTGGATATAATGACCTACAAGATCAATAATTCGGGAAGCTGACGAACCAAACCTAAAATAAGCTGCTGGTATATTTGTGTTGATACTTAACTCACAAAAAGATAAACATTTATGTCCTATAACACCACTACAACCTTGATAAAATCCCCACTGTGGATATGAATTACCATTACAAGTAAATGTGCCAATATTATTTGCAACAGTTAAACCACAACGGTTTTTGATCCACGTTGCTGTGCTTGCAAAATCCCCATTCTGTATTAATTGATTCCACGTAACCGTACCACCGACAATTTTCTCTGTCTTCTTATTTCCTGTTGGTACTCGTCTAAATAAATATGGTACTTTATCTGTTACTGTAGTTTCTTCATCTGTATACACTGTTTCATGTCCTACTGGAATAGGTACATCACGTTCATCAACAAATTCCTCAGTGCCTAAAGGATTAACTGCTACTGGAGTGATATAAGGATCTGCAGATTCAGTAATAGGAGTGGCAAGTTCGTAGACGAGCATAACTCCTGACATAGCAGTTTTAAACTGACTGGCTGTCGAAGATTCATATACTGGATCATAAACAATGACTGATTCGTAAATCGCACTACATCCGATTCCAGTAAATGTCTCATTAACTGCAGCACTTCCCGTTACGATTTCATATTTTGAACAAATGCCAGCGAACTGAATGCTTGCAGCAGATGGTTTCTTTATTCCTGACAAAGTTGCAATAAAATGATTTGCAGACTTTGTCCATGTCAGCATTCCCAGATCTACAATTCCGTACTTCCTTGTTACACTCCCATCGCTTTCATACTCATCGCCATCATAATATAAATTATTATTAGCATCGAGTTTCGGTAAACCTCTTAATTCAAGATCCGGATCGAGATCTACACGAATCAATGGAGCTACTTCAGCTTTGGGATTAACAATACTTACTATAGGTACAGGTGATTCAGGAGTAGGAGTGCCAGATTGTACTGAATCACCATAGAATGTAAATGATTTGATAGATCTCTCTACTGTACTCTTTAAGACAACTCTCTGAGTCTTGTGATAGGTAACCCACTCAAAAGGTCTACGTACGAGCATTAATCGTCTTCTTACACTAATCATATTTAACCTCCTTTATCCTGTAGTAACATAGTATCTTTTAATTTATCCATAACATTAAAATATAATAAATAAAATTATAAACTTACGATTCAACTGTGATACTAAGTTCTGCGGGAGTGGGCGCTGACGATAATGCTGCCATTGACGAATCTGGACGTATCTCTACTTTAAAATATCTGATCTGAGAACGATAACTCTGCTCAGCATTAGGATTCGACGAGTTGTACGACGAACCTATCTTATAAACCACGTCACTTCCATCAACGGTGTAAGCTGTATAACCCTCAGATGTTCCGTCAGGCGATCCTCCATAAGCGCGTCCAATGGGCGTACTATCCGGCGAGTTAGAACTATAGAATGCAAAGCGTTCAACATAAGGGTATGAATTCGTAGTTCCGGTTTTAGGATTCATTGGTGAAAATCTCAGGAGAACACATCCATTTGAACAATCTGCTTCCATAAAGTCTGTAATAAATGCTCCGTTCAGACCCTCAACACCACTTGAAGTAATCCTTTTATTTAATTCGGGGTTCTGCCCGGTATACAAATTAACTGCACCTTGCGGTACAGCAGTAACACTAATAATTACATTTCCTGTAACTGATGGAATCGCTATAGTTCCATTTGAATAATATTCAGACATACTTATACCTCCTACGGTTATTGTTACAGTAGCTCCAGTCAAAGTATATCCTGTACTTGCAGTGATCACCGCAGCATAACTCTGACCATCAATGACACTCAAATTGTTATTGTTTGTAGTACAACCTACAAGATTATATTTAACTGATCTATATAAGTCAGTCTTAGTACCTGTAAATGCTCCGGGAACTTCTACATTATTTACTTTAACACTATAAGATGAAATTACATAACCCTGTGCAGGAACCACATCCATCACAAGAGGTTGATACTGATCAACACTCGCTTGGGTACTTGGGGTTGTAACATGCGTCAATGTTTTAGTAATTGAGTAAGTCACAGGAGTAAAACTAATTTTATCAGGAGTGCCATCTATCATATTTGATCTGAACTGGTTTATCTCTTCTGCGGTAAATCCTAATGACAATACAAATGAAATGACACGATTTCTGAAACTCGAAGTTAAATTTCCTACGAGGGGTACATTATTAATCTGAGTCATATAATTCTGATACTCTGACTCATTCTTCATACGAGCACTATTCGTGTCGATCTGAGTAGACGAACTATAAACTCCATAAGTAAAACACGTTAACTCATAGTCTTTAGCAATATCACTTTCAGAAACTCCGAGTAATGCTTCAATTAATATTGCTACAGTACCAGTACGATCAGCACCCGCTGAACAGTGGAAATAAACAGGCTGACTATATTTATTTATACTATCAAATATACAACGGAGAACTTCTCTCCATATTGTGGTATTACTTAATGACATCCAATTATAAAACTCAGGACATGTGTAGTCGATATCCCATACAGAGTAAAATCTTCCACCGGCACTTCTTATAACTTCATCTTTGCCTCTCAATTGAAGTTCGTGTTTGATCCCAATTTGGTTAACCATAAGATCCTTGTCTTCAGGATCGGTTTCCCCACCTCTAAAGAGCATACCGTACTTAACGGTACCTCCATCACAAGACCATCCACCAAGATCACGAGTATTTGCACCGGGTTCTGTATCACCTAAATCGACAAGACGATTTCTCCAGACATAAAAATGAAGATGACCTTCATAGTTCTCGTCATAAAGAACTTTGAAGAGGGTATTATATCCAATTGATGCAGAGTACGTAGAGACATAAGAGTCAAGTGCAGTTTTGGTAGCAAAACTATTTACTCCATCCGCCCAGACTACTTGATGCGTTTTAATCCATCTTACCGAATCTAAGGGATTAAGCGTACCGGCAACGTTTTCTGACGCAAATGGAGTATCCCCATTGGGTATTTCGTTGTAATAAGTAACTCCATCGACTGTCGTACCCGTAGGTTTAGTATCAGCCGCGGGAGTAGCGGGATAAGGTACATAACCTGATACACAAGAAAGCCCTTTTGATAACCCATTAGGCTGCATCGCATTTACCTTAATTGATACAGTTTCACTATTTCGGGTCGCGCTTATCGTAGCTAAAACCGGAGTAGTTGATGTACTTACTCCGGTAATCTCTGCTACATCATTGGTTCCTTGTGCATAGCCAACCGTTGCCACCGAAGTGTCACTACTGGTAAAAGTAACTGCTCCAGATGTAGAGTTCTGAAATACAGGTGTCCAATGAGCAACAGACGGGCTAATATAGGTGATTTCATCAAGATAACCTTTTACTGCTTCAGAGTCTTGATTCCACTGTACCTCTTTAAAAGAAATACCCTGAATTTTATCGGGCATTTCATCAAGCTGCATCGTCGCAGTCTCTCCAGTTACATAACGGATTGCATCTGCAATCGCGGTAAGTTTATCAGTAATAGCCATTCTCAATCTCTCCTAACACTGTATTTATAGAAGCAAAAGTGCCACCTTTAGCGATAAGAGACCACGCACCACAAACATACTTAAAGCTTAATTCGCATACGCAATTTGCGGAAGGCTCATAGTCATCATCACCAACGTAATCACCAATGATAGCTAAAACAGTCGGGGTAGACCCACTCTCGAATGCGACGTATATTTCATCAAGTGCCGTAGCTGTAGAGGGGAGAGTTAATGTCAATGAACTCTGAACACCAAGATCATAGCTTGTGTTGACCTGAAGAGGGGTATCGAGTGTTGTCTTCTTGTAACCGGCTATTTCTGATGCCGCCTCCGCCGCCGCTGTTGCAGCCGCCGCCGCTGTATTGGCCGAACTCGCGGCTGACGTTGCTTGCGTTGCCGCACTATTTGCCGAGCTTGCAGCCGACGTTGCAGAAGAAGTTGCGCTATTTGCTGAATTTGTAGCAATAGTCGCAGAGGTAGCTGCGCTACTTGCAGAACTTGCGGCCGATGTTGCAGAAGTAGCCGCTGTATTGGCTGTACCTGCCGCGGCGGTCGCAGAGGCAGTCGCCGCTTCTGCTGCGGCAATATGCTCATCAAGATCCGACTCCATTACTCTTATTCTGGCGTCAACCATCTCGTTTAATTCATCTTTATAACCTTCAAGATCAATGGGGACAGCTCGCCCTGAAGGACTTCCTTTTATAGACAAAGCAACCATGTTAGTCTTAGCGATTAAAGAAACATCGTCTTCGTTAGATTGTATAGCCGCAACATCAAAAAGCAGCCTACCTGCTACGGTAAGCTGCTCCGCTAACGGAAGTGATACAACATCATTATCTAACTCTGAAACAGGGATTAATGGAGAAGATATTTTATCATCTTCGGATGTTTGAAAATCAAAACGATAACCAGAGCATTCAATATTAACCATTCTGGCGGGGAGTTTAACTTTTAAAACAGTTTCATTATGTTCGCCCGCATAGCCACCAAAAATATTTGGTTGCTGTAAATAGTTATCGGAAGATAAATCTATATTTATTTCACGCATTTTAAAACTCCTTCTCTTTTATTCAGAAATCAAAGGCTCAAGTATACTTAATTCTCTAAGGTTAAAATTGCAATCAATAAAATCGACAAGATTAAAAGAGGGAAGAGAAACTTCTATTTCGATGTTTTCTAAATCGGCAATTCTATTCTTCCATTCCTCAATTTTATCTTTAGCTAAAATAGGATTCCCATTCTCGTTGGTTTTAATTGTATCTCCATCTTTCTCAACACATTCTTGAACTATTTCAGCGAATTTAGAATCATAGAAAAAAATGTCATTTTCTATTGATTTCAAAAATTTCATAACTTTATACCCAACTTGAATATCCTTAAATTTCATATCGGGACTAAAAACATTTTTGATTTGAACTAAATCAATAAGTTTCATTTTTATATAAAAGACTTCTTTCATTAAAATTTTTTATAATAAATCAGCAGGGTATTAACCTGCGGTTAAAGTTTGTATTCGAGCTTTTAATTCTACAATTATAGTTTCCAATTCCGAAACACGGTTTTTGAGCTTTTGTATTTGCCATGTATTAAGAGATACTATTTCATCTCTTCTTAAATACCAAAATCCATGCTCTTCATCTTGACCTTCTAAACATACAGACGCAAAGTCATTTGTTGATAAATTAGCTTTCGAAATCGCACTCACAATCTCTTGCGCTATAAAACCAGTATGATATCTTCCGGACGTGCCGTTTGTATATTTATACCTTCTTGGTATTAAATTATCAAATAACACCTCGTATTCATCTGTGAAAAAATCAATACTTGTCTTAAGTCTTGCATCAGAAGAGGCATTTTGTGCGTCTTGTCCAGCTTTTCCTATCCAATACCACGGACAAAGAACACCTATATCTGACCCACCGCTCGAAGGATGTAATATAACATGAAGTTGCGTACTATCCAAAAATGTACTCTGCTGATCATTGGCAGCAATAATAGAAACGGGAATACCCAATTTATATATTGCGCCACTATTAATATTCCATCCGCCAATTGTACCGTCAGTAGCATTAACTTTCGTAATAGTACAAGTGTTATTTATTGTACAATTATCAAAAGTCCCGCTTGTGGCTGTGATTTCACCGGTAATGTGTGCAGAAGTAGCATACAAAGTTCCGTCTTGCATAACCCTAAACGGGCAATTATCGTAGCTATTATGGGACGTACCACCTGCTGCAAATACCCAGCGATTACCTGATGCTGGAGGTGCTTGAATAGCACATACTTTACCATTTGCACCGGTTGCCATCAACTTAGATTGTTGGATCGTCCATCCACCAATCTTACCTTCGGTTGCATCAACCTTTGTAATAGTGCAAGTATTATTAATTGTACAATTGCTAAACGTTCCACTTGTGGCTGTTATGGCACCAGTTATAGTGGCTTTGGTTGCTGTTAAGCTCCCATCTTTACGAAGCACGAACGGCCAAGAAGGTGTACCGTTATCTGGCTCAACTTTAAGAGAAATGACCGGATTAACTTGTGTTCCATCCGTATAATTTGCCATAGATAATAAAGAAATAGTGTATGTTGTATTATTATATACAGTTTCCTTATTTAACCCTTCGTTCCAAAAATTCCACCCGGCAATATTACCGCTTTTAGCATACAGTTTGCCAGCAGTTGTAACGCCAAAATTATTGCTTAATTTTAAAGCGACTGAAGGATTAGTCTCACTGCCAAAAGTGTTTGTTAATGTAGCGCCGTTTGTTGTTCCAAAATACAAGGCATTACTATTATAAGAGATATTGTTACTTCCAATATCCCAATTCCCAATCTGACCATGCTGAGCATAAATACTACCTGATAATACAAGGTTTCCATTATTGTCAGCATAAAAAACATCATTATTGCTACCATCTTTGATTTTTATACCGGCGCTCGTTCCTGTTAAAACAAGCCTGTTGCCAAGTATTAATTCGCCAATCAGAACTTGACCGTTTATACCGTAAGCATACTGATTGTTTCCAATGGCTATTTTGCCGACGGCCGTGCTTGCTGTTGCCCAATTATCCTCAGTAAATATAAGAGTATTGTTGATTAACTTTACTTGTTCCAGTTCAAATATCGGATTACCATTTGCGTCTTCATCCCAAGTGCCATCTGGTTTTAACTTCCTTTTACGTCCAGTCAAACCGTGGTTGTTGATTTCAATGGCTTGATCATCGGAAGTTAAAACATTATTAAGAGTAAGCGTTCTTAAATTATCAAACTCGTCTTGATGATCCTCCAGTTGCTTTTCTTGTGCCGCAACAATACTTGCCAAGTATTTTAGTTCAGTAAAGCTTTTCGAGTTTTTTCCAAGCGAATCATCATAAAGCGATTTTAAATCTGATTTATCATATTTGTTTCCTAAAGTGAAATTTGTGCGCTTCTCGTCATAATCAATATCAATGCCGGTTAAATGCACTTGCTCCATTATATCGTTTTTTGTTTCGACATAGATTATCGCACCGGCACGTAGCTGATCTGAAAAATATTTGAAATGTTTATTAAATAAAAAACTTCTCGTATCAATTGAATAAGTTTTTTTACCAGACGAAATCTTGACCAGTTGCGCTTTAGCCCGACTCATTAACTCAGCAGATTTCTCAAACTTTTCGGGATAAGTCATTGAATCTGTAATTATCATATATTCGTCAACATAATCTGTTGGCTTAATATGAGTCATTAACTCGTTTAACAATGATTGAGTAAATATTGCATTCCCGTCAACATCAACAGCAGTTATATCCAAAGCGCAATCAGCGTTAATCTGCTCTATAGGGAGTTCATAATTTGTATGAACCGACGCTTTATGACTATTATAACTTGCAGTTGCCGAATTTATAGCAGTTTGCTTTGACGCAATTTGTAGGTTAACAGCATCTAAAGCTGCTTGTTGTGTAGCATACTGTTCTTTATCATAATCTCCACTCACAACAAGTTCTTGGGTTTGCAATAATTGCTTTAGCTGATCTTTTAAAACACCTATATTCTGCTCTTCATTAAACAGCAATTCTTTCTCATCATAATAATCTTCTTGAAGTTCTAAGTAATCATCTTCAACGGATTCACATTTTTCCTGCCATTTAGTAAGAGCGGTTTGAAGCCCCGAAGACATCCAAGCATATCTCGACTCAAAATTATAAATGATATTTTTACCAGTCGGATTAACTGCACGGATTTCAACGTCTTGAGTTTTGCCTTGAACATTTAATGCAGTGAATTTGTCTTCATCATTTTCTTCAACGGTTTTATACTTAAGTAAATTATATTTAGCTATATGTATATCAGTTAGATGATGCTCGGAATAATATTCCATCGAATAAACGCTAACAGTTCTCTCAATGATATTTACTTCTATAATACATTCAAACATATTTTGAATTGTAGTATAGAGGAAGTTATATCCGTTATCTACCTCGGTCTCTTCAACGTAGTAAGGCTTGGTAAGCAATGACGAATCAATAAAACCTATTGTCCAACCCGGCGTTTTTGGTAAAAATAAATCTAATAAGCCTTTATTATCTTGCGTATGTAAATAATAAGTACCCTCTTCTAAGTACAATCCTTCAGAGATAGCAAATTCATTTTCTTCACACGATTTGCAAGTAATTGTTTTTTTATCAACGTTATCTTGATCGCTGTCTACTACGTTTGAAATAACAAAATATCCAATATCAGTCAAATAGATATATCTATCAGTTTGTATAGCATCATATAAACTGTCATAAAATAACTGCTTATCAGAGTCGTTGCTTTTGTGGCGATAATAATCAAAAGATAATTCGCACGGAGCATTAAAATTTATTTTTAAATCTATTCCGGAAGCATTTGATAAAACGCCAACGGTATCTGAAATAGTAATCTTCCCATTGGTAACAGTTGCCCTGCTGCTGGGATTGCAAAGTGTAATTTGAGGCATTTCATATTTCTCAAATTTATCAAAACTTAAAGTCATATAATGTACCTCACGTTCTGATACTTAATTTTTAACTCACTTATTCCTGAAATAGTTAACGTGTTAGCTCCATTAACCAATCTTAAAAATTTCTGGTCTACAAGTTTAGAATAAAGACTTGCACCCACGTTATCAGTAATAGTACCAACTGCGGAGTCAACGTAAACTTTCGTCTGCGCCGCAATGTTTTGTACCGTCATCGTTCTGTTGTTATCAGATACATTTATTATGGTTGGCGAAATAGGATTTATTGCCGTACCTGCCGTAAATGTAAATGAAGGATAAATATAATCGCCGTTATCTGAGTCGACAGGCACAACAATATCTTCGGTAAAATCATTGTAGGTTATCTCAATCTCGTCCTGAAAAGCCCAACCGGAAGAAAGAATGCAAGTACATTTCCAGCCATGCAACCCATCAGCATAAAAAATGGCTTCGGGGTTTATAAAAATACATTCAACATAGACACGTTTCTTCTCCCCGTTAATCTTCTCGGCTGTTATGTCTTTAACGTTGCTTGTATATAATTTTTTATAATTTCGAGAGTTAAACAGCCATCTTTTAATCTCTCTGGAAGACCAATAGGAAATAGGGTCTGCACTAATAATTTCTAAATCAAATGATAAGGGAAATTCGTCCTTGTTAACGCCGTGTATTTCTTGGCGATTTAAAGACGGGTAAAAAACTTGATTGTACTCAAGATTTCCACATATCTGTTTTAAACGTTCGGTATTTATATGCCCAAAAAATAACCCATATCTGGAAGAGTTAATACCGTCGTACTCGAAGTTGTTTACGAAAAGCATTTATAATCACTTCCTTTTTTTTGAGTATAATTAAAGACCGCTTCCCATAAAATTTGGAAAGCGGTCTTAATATAAATAATAAAATATGAAATAATAATAAAAACAGAAACAAGAGCAATAAGTATTAAACATTATTGTTTTTGTAATTCCTTAATCTTTTCTAATACCATCCTGACAGTATTATCTTGCTGCTTTTTAATATCAGCAACTGTTCCTTTATCGGCGTTTCCTTGAATAATAATATTGCCCATTGTAATACTAATTGGCTGTGCAACTGTAACCGAAGGAGAGCTGCTTTGAGTCTTTATGCTCCGCGCAATACTGTTATACATTGCTTGAGGTAATGAGTGCTCAGTCGCAAGTTTCCAGAGGAAGGCAGTTGCTTTAGCAGAAAACACATAAGAATTAGGCATTAAGTTGATATAATTTCCATTGCCGTCCGGTGCAGAAATCATTTCAATGCCATTCTCGTTTACACGGCCAAAGCCACCGACAGATTTACGTGTACCCGAAGCATAAGCAAAATCAAGTTTAACGCCTTTTTTCTTAGCATAGTCTATAATAGCTTTACGAACTGAAATGGTATCTTTATCAAGCTGATCAAGTTGTCCTTGGATTCCATCAATCTTATCTTGAATTTTCTTTTCTTCAGCTTCTTGTTCTTTTTCAAGTCGGTTTAGCTCATCTTTGCGCGCTTTATTAGTTTCAAACTCTTGTAAATCTTCTACAGCCTTTAAACGTTCTTCTTCAAGTTCTGCAATGCGAGCTTTCGCTCTTTCGCTGCCATCGCGCATAAGCTCCGCGATTTTCATGTCAAGGTCAAAAATTTCTTTACGTTTTTCAGATTGCTCTTTTTCGTAATCCTCTTTATCATTAGCAGCTTCAATTTGTTCACGCAAATTGCTGTAATAATCTGAAACGGCCTTTTTCTTTTCTTCCCAAGCATCCTTTTGCGCGTTGAGATCATCTTTATACATATCCTTGAAACCGTCATAGACTTCCCTGGAGTATTTTGCATAATCTTCAAGATAATCGGCAGATTTGTTATAGAAACGCTTGTATGCGGCGTTTAATTCTTTGAGATATTGTTCTTGAGTTATTTTATTTGTTTCAAGTTTATATTTAAGTTTTTCAAAATACTTTTCAGCTTCAGTCTTCCCGGAGCCACCACTATTAGAACCTGAAATAACATCGTCCAAAGACATGTTTTTAAATAAAGCTTCTTGAGTATCATATTGCTTAATTTGAACATCTAATTGCTTAATGCTTTTCGTAAGTTCTGACGCTTTGCTCGTATCGCTTACTGCCCATGCGTCGCCACCATACTTTTGCGCCGTAAGTGCAATAGTATCTCTAATGACCTTTTGTTCTTCAAGTTCTGCCTTAATTGCAGTTCGACTGGCTATTATTTTAGCTAATATTATTTGTTTTGTTGCTTCAAATTTAGCTTTTAAAATATCTTTGGTTATAGTTGATTGACCATTTTCAAGATTAATATAATCTATTAATTCCGGATACGCATCAAGCAAAGCCGATAAATGTTCTAATGTTATTTTTCCGCCTTTGTCAAGGTCATTATAAGCATCGGCTAAAACATCGGTACTTTCTTTAAGCGATTTAAAAACATCAGAGAATTTTTCTATATTGGCTGTTGTTTTTTCGGCTGAGTCTGAGATTCCATTTAAGCCATCCGATATATGTCCAGCAAAAAAATCAAACGTATCAGATAATTCGGGATATTTTTTTATCAATTCATTAATTGCATTGATAAGTTTTTTATATATCGCTTCACTATCTACATCAGGATCGAGTAATGAAGTATAATATTCATTTAATAATGATTGAAGTGGCGAATTAGATATTTCAGAAATAATTGAATTAATTTCTTCGGGAGTATCCCCACTGCGTACAGCTTTATCAATTATTCTTTTAATAAAGCTTTCGCCACCAAAGCCATTATATGAAGAAATGGTAACGTCAAATATTTCATAAGCCAAGGAAACTTGCTCGTTCCAATATCTTTCCCATTCTTCTTTTGATATTGATGGCCTATATGGGTTTTCCAACTCAACCATATATTCCGCACGAGATTTGGCATCTTCAGCAGAAAATCCTTCAGAAATCAATTGACTGTAAAATTGGGTATATTGTTTGGCCAAGTTCCTCATAGTCTCACCAGAAACATCTGGCGTTAACCAATCAATACCCAATATGGAGCTTTTCTTCACAACCCCATTGTTATTAAAAATAGAAGAGTTATTTTGGACTAATTCTTCTTGCTGAACTTTTAATAATTCTTTGGTTGCTGCAATTTGATCTTTTATTTTTTGAGCTGCCGCCGCATAAGCATCTGCTTCGCCATTAATTAGTCCCGGCGTTTCTCCGATTTTCTTATTTAACTCATCTTGAATTGCCGCTAATGCTTGTTTATCACCCTTAGCATCTTCAAGTTTTCTTTGAAGCGCCTCTAAAGAGTCAATTTCATCTTGATAATTCTTGATGTTTTCTTTGTTTACCTCAATAGCTTTTTTAGCGGCTTCTACTTCCTTTTGCCACGAGTCTGTGAACCTTGTAATCACTGCTCCTAATGCTAAAACGGCACCGGTAGCAATTGTAATCATGCCGGTTGGGGTTGCAAGCCACGCTGTAACTTGTTTCCAAAGTGCAGCAGTTTGCAATTTTATTGCGGCTGTCATCTTCAATGTTCCAGAAAGCCATGAGGCTAAATAGGGCAATAGAGTTTTAAGACTTGCTACTATTGCGAAAATACCCGTTTGCGCTTTGAATGCAGCCATCGCCGTATTCAACGCCCATAAACCAGCCGTGATAAGTGCTAACTTTGTAACTATACCGTCACCGATAGTAAATAGTTTAGCAACAAGACTTAATATCCACAGAATATTATTTCCAAGATCGATAACAACTTTTACTAAATTACTATCAAGCAAATTATTTGAAAATTCAGCAAAAGTTGTTTGAAGCTTTTTAATTTTGCCTTCGATACTATCCGAATATACTTCGTTCGCTTTAGCAAGAGTACCGGATGCATTTGAAGCAGATTTGTATGAATTCTCTAAATCCTTCAGGTTCAGAATAATAGAAGCAATGGCACTTGAATTTCTCTTACCTGCTATATCTTCGAGAATAGTATTTCTTTGAGTTTGTGTGAGTTTATCCCATACTTGAGCTAACTCAACCATTATGGTATACATATCTTTATACTGCGTTGCAGATACCATAATGTCTACGCCTGATAACGCTTTAATTTCATCACGAAGCTTTGAAGTGCCTTCTGCAAGATCTGTTATGTCTTCGCCCATTTCTTCAAGCTCTTTTTGCGAAGCTTTAGTTCCTTGAATACGAAGTGCCGAAGTCTTTAATGCTGTTGCAACGCGATCTGCATCTTGCATAGCCGCGTTTCCGGCAGCTAACAAAGCAACTGATTTTTCTAAGTTAGTCCCGGTGACAGACAAGGTTGCACCAGCGGTCTGAAGACCTGTGCCAAGTTCTTCTGCTGAAATCGCATATTCTTGACCAATCTTAACAAGAACATTTGCGATATCTTCTAATTGAGAAGGTTTATATCCGTAACCTTTTAAAATAGCAGTCAATGAATCAGTTGCGGCTTTTGCATCAGTGTTTGCAACATTAGCAAACATATTGGTAACTTTTGCCATAGACTCAGATTCTTCAAGACCAAATCCAAGCCTACTGTATGTTTCCATTGACTTTAATAAGTCTTTAATTGAAGTATTTGCATCCTTGGCACTTTTTGCTATACTATTAAGGTTGCTCCGTAATTCAGAAGTTGGTTTACCGGTAACAATACTTAACTGTGTTATCGCACTATCGATTTCTACAACGGATTGATAGACTTCCTTAAATAACCTACGCAAGTACAATGCAAGCGTGGCCATGACACCATAGCTAAACTTTTCACCAAAAACTCGTTTAACTTTTTGACCAAACGTTTCAGTCTCTCCACCAGCTTGGCGAATAGCATTTGTTAATTTTATAAATCGATTCTGAGCATCAGCTTCAGTGCCTCTAAATGTATCACCAGATAATTGCCGATTTAACTCTTCAAGCTGAGCAGCCAACTGAGGCGTATTTTTAAGTGTTTCTTTGAACTTTAATTGATATTCTGTTATTCTTGCAATAACTTTGTTATAACTAAGTTCTTGCTTATTAAACGCCGTTGCATTGCTAAATACGGCATTTAACTGCTGTTGAGCGTTTTTTGCTCTATTTACCGCGTCGATAAATGCTTGCTGTGTTTGAGGATTCTGATTGGCAATCATTGCCGATTGTGCTTTTCGAGCATCTTCAACAGCTTTCGTATAATTTTGATATGCATTTGATACCGCTTGAATTTGTCGAGGATCCCCTACTATTTCACCATTGGCATATCTCCTAATATCTGCATTGCCACCCATTAAAGCAAGTCTATTTTTTGCATTGACAACCTGATTTGTTAAATCACGGATAACTTTCGATCCACTTTGGCCAGTTGTTGTATTACCACCAATAGTGATCTTAAGACCTTTAGAAATATTGTTTAATTGTTTTTGTATCAATTGACGTGTTTGATCCTCGTTGATGCCAATTGTTATTTTTATTCTATTATTTGTGCCATCGATACTTCGTGCAATTTGATTTAACTGTTGCAATATAAGCTGACCAGATTCGCCACTTATACTACCGGCGCCTTTTACACCAAATAATAGTCCTATTTGTTTATTAGCCAATTTTTTAATCACCGTCCTTTATAATAAAAATGTCAAGTACGATATACCAAATCGTACTTGACAATAGTTTGACGGAGACCGTCTTCTTACCTCCAGCTTGGAGGATATGAAATTGTTAAGCCGGGATTTACGGCTTCATAGTGTTTTATAATAGCTTCTATGAAGGGTTTTGGACGTCTTGGAAGCCAAGCCCTTGTCCAAAGTTCTTCGCCTCCATAACCCATTCCTTCAGAGTAATAAGTCCAATAACCAAACACTTTACCTTGTCTATCTGTCCCATTAGTTATTAAAGCAAAGATATCATCGACACCATTACCTGTCGATTTACCACCTCTCCCAATTAACGAAGGACGATACAGTGCATGATCCGAAAAGATTATATTAACTTTATAACCATCTTGTAATTGCCTTACTTTACCTACTTTAACATAAGAGCCTTTGAAATAATCTTGGGCATCAATTAAAGAAGCGTGATTTGTTATTTTTAAAAATTCATTTATAATATCGTTTTTAATATTTTCAGCAATATGAATTAACTGATTATCATTATAAAAATAAACTGATAATCCTTGTTCTTTAAGAAAAGTTTGCCCATCTTGTGATTTTAAATAATTTTCCAAAATTACATTTATTTCATTGGCAGAAACCATAGCGTGACCTCCTTGATAGGTAATAGCCCGCACTATATATGTTTTATCTATACTTACCGTTAGGGATAACTGTCCATTCTTGAGACATAATTGACCATATATCATCTATAAAACTATTTCCCTCAAGATCTTTATATGAATGATAATCTCTGGAAAGCGTTTCGAATTCGTATGCAGGTATCTCGCCGCTGGGCAAATATTTATTATAAATACGTAGAATATTAGTTCTTAAAACACAACGCTCGGAATCTTTAAGTTTCTCAACCGTTTCTTTTATTTCTCTCATATCTTCTGCTTTTTTGCTATCTTGGTCAATATGATCTTTAAGCATTTTTTCTATTTCGGAAATTTGTTTAGCCATATTTGCAGAACCCGTATTGCAAACAACCCAATTCACAAAACGTTTACGTAACGGTTTTATAATCGTCATAATCAGAGTTATAAAACCTATTGAGCCACCTAAAAAACTACCGATAACTGCTACGTATTCCATAAATTTCATTTTTTAATCCCCAACTTTCTTACCCCACGGAAATTGGGGTATTATATTTTATTTATTTTCATTATAATATTTGAATATTCCATCAATAATTTTGTCTTCAGAAATATTTTCAAGTTTTGAAACAGTCTTTACTAACTTAGGTAATTCATCTTTCTTTATCTCTGGCATATCTGCTATCTTAGTGCCAAGCGTATCTAAAATACCAGAAACCATGTAGGCAACATCATCCCAAGCATTTGACTTTAGACTTTGCTCATTGCGCCACTTAATAACAGATTGTGCATCATCTAATATTCCTACAATTCGACCGGATGTTGCATCTTTAATTAAATCAATAATACTGGTAGTCTCACATAAATGATATATTTGGTTAACAGAATCGTTAGTATTAGTATTAATGTTAGTAAAGAATTCTATTATTGCTATTTTAAAGGCAATATCAAAAAATTCAGGATGGTAGTTGCCATTTTCATCATAACAATCATTCACTATATTATTAATCGCTTGGCAGCGTTCGTTATAAGATATATAAGGCTTAATTACAACATCAATATTTGTGTCCCCAATATGTAATTCTATAACCTTATCCTCTTGCTTATATGCCTTAATAATTTTATCAATGCTTGCAGAACTAATCTTTTTAGCCAAATTAGTTTGCCTCCTTAATTTTCAATTTTTATATTATGTGTAGCATAGTGGCCTATGCCTATCGCATCGGCAATGCCATCATTGGATGTGTCTACCTTATAGACATCGTGAACAAATTGAATAGATAAAACTTTTGTTTCTTTTTTCCCAATAGTATTAGCCTCAACAACCTTGTTCTTAATTTCTTTTTGTGTGCGTTTCCGTGCATTGGCATATTTTTGCCATACAGTTGGTTGAATAATATCATACAACAAATTGTGTTCTATAAAAAAGTTTTCAAGAACACCTTGCATTTGGGCTAAACGTTTAAATCCATTTAGATTTCTTTGGTATGATATTTCTTCAATAAAACATGCACCTATATCATTTTCTTTGACTAATGACTCCACTAACTTTTTAAGCTTATAAATAGCCATAGGATAAATATATTTTCTATCTGGAAAATTAAACGCTCCATAAGAAATTAATTTTTTTGTTTCATAATCAAAAATGGCATAACCGCCACATCGAGATTGATCAATCGCAAGTATCTTCATTTTTAAAAATAGAGCAGGGAAGTAGTTACCTCCCTGCTCTTTCCTTTTATATTTTAAATATTATATTTTTGCCAATTTCGCCCTTATATTGAATCTTAATTGTTTTACTAATATTTAAATTCTTTGGTACGTTTATTTGGCAACCAACTCCATCAAATTCAAATCCAAGGATCCCGTAAGATGGAATATAATTTATGACACGACATACCTTGACTTCCCACTTTTGATCCGCTTTAACCTTTTGGTCTACTTTGACTGGCGCAGACTCAATTTTTTCAAACACAGCAGATTGATTGATCTTTTTATTAGTCATAATTATATACGACTGGAAGTATAAACATTTCCGTCTTCATCTTCCATCAAATCAAACGTCATCTCAAAGGTTAACGGGTCTCCAGAACCCTGATATGTAATCGAGAAAGCCTTCTGGGGCATTGCTTTATATGCCTTAAAGTGCTCAGCAGAAATAGTATCATTCGTGTCTTTCCACACGGTGTCGCCATAAACAATATAGCAACCCGGAGTCTTACGGTTATTAAACGTAGCAGACTTAGCAGTTGCACTTGCTACAATATAGTAAGCAATATAATCCGTATCTGCAACACCATCTGTGATAGTTACTACCTTTCCAGCAGCACTAACCGTGGCCGGGGTTCCAGTCAAATCCGAACTGGCAGCGTAAACATAAAGCGTTCCCGCCACGGGGGTCTCCGTTAAGGTAATCTGAACAGCACTTGAGGCAGTTTCAGAAGTCAGTTTTTCTCTCTTACCTATTTCACCACCGGTTTCAACACCATCGGGGGAGCACGCCAACGCAACAAACTCAATAGGAACAATTTGCGTCGAAATTCTCAAACTACCTTCAATAGGATCGTCGAAGCCAACTTGACGAGCGCCACTGTCACCGCCAGTCGCATAAACACGGTTAGAATTAAGCTCGATATTTACAGAATTTGCAAAATCAATATAAGAAAAAAGCGATTTATCAGAATACTTACGAAGCTGAATATTTGCGCCCTTTCTATTTGCAGTCTTATTCATTAAGATACCCTCCTAAATTATTTTCTAAGCCAACCATTTATATCAAAATCTTTACCGCCATTATGGGCATAGGCGTTTTCAGAAAGCTGGCTAATTCTATTTTGTATATACGCAGAAAATTGATCATACAACTGATAAACGGTTAGGTTATAAATATTCTCAACAGTATAACCAATCCCACAAACACATAATTTGGAAACTATATTTCCGATTTCATAATCACGAGCGTTGACATCCGCCTTTTCCCTTTCCTCAGCCTTAGTTACCTTATCCCACAACTCTTTTGCTTTTTCAGATGAATATTTTAATTGTTTGTCATTATATTCAGATTCGCAATGTAAAAGTTGTTTTAATAAGTCCTCTACAAACAAATAATTATCTTCGTTAATACTGCCAACAATATCTGCCTTGTCATCTGTGACTGAGAACACTAAAAACGATTTGTTGTCAGGAGAAAAGACGATAGTATTACAAAAAAAGAGAGCAAGTGCTTTACAAAGCGCCTCTCTCAAATCTATAGAACTTATTATTAAATTGTATTTTGAACTTGCCTCAATATCAGGCTCAATTAATTCTTCATATAAATTATTATCGCCTAATTTTTGACCGATATCAATTATATCTTTTTTTGATCCAAATAATATTTGAGTTACTAAAGCATACAATGAGTAATTCATCATATTACTTGGAGATATTTCTTTAAGGATAGGAGATTTTAATGTCCCAATTCCTTGTAAAACAAAAGGGTCTGGACTTAATAAAGCAAATTGAGGGATTTTCATTCACTTACCACCTTGTATCATCTGCAAAATCATCAATTTGATAAGCAAGTTCAACTGCTGTATAACCCTTTGGTACTGACACCGGCCGACATTGAGTTAGTGTCAAATCACCTATACCAAACTCCTGATGAAAATCATTTAATGCGACTACTATTTGGCGAGCAATATTATCTATTCTATTTCCTTTTATACCCTTGAACTTTTTATTGTCAAGATTGATATAGTTAACATTACAAACAATAGATATTACTAAAGCCATATCTTTAAAATTTGCGTTTAAACGATTTGTCATACTTGATTGTACGAATATAGAAACCGTATCAGTTTGAATGGTATCCGGATTTACACCATAATCAAAAAAATTTCTTTCTTTAGCGTGGTAGACCTCATCGCTGTCCATATCAATATTTGGCGCATCAAACATTAAACTCATGATTTCGGTAGAGGCCAACATTTTCCGCGTCGCAATATCTTTATAATCTATAATTTCATCGAGCGGCGTATTAATGGGCATTAGGCAACCACCTCCACTTCAAGTGAAAACGAATTATATAAGTTGTTTGCGTCACACAATACTAATTGAATTAATTCACCTATATAATCTTCATTTTGAGGCACCGTGATTGTTATAGTATTATTAATTTGTTGCGTTACAATTTCTATATCGCTAATTACATCCCATACTGGAGCAACGCCACTAATCTCTTGGTGTTGAGCATCATAAAAAATTGCAGTATATGAGCGTGTTTGCCCAAGCATAATTGTTGGTCTCCCAGCAATAGAACACATGAGCTTTTCCTTTGACGGTTTTTGACCACCCTCATCCTCAATATAATCACAAATCATTAATTCTATATTGTCATCTGATGGCGAATAAATACCACTTCGTAACTCACACGTAAGTAAGTGAGCACCAGAACCAAAGGCACTGGCAACCCTGTTAATTCCTGTAATATTATATACTTCCAAAATTTGTTGACCGTGTTTATCAAATCTGGTATCGACCGCAATACGCTTGTCCAAAAACAATTTTTTTGTATCATTGTCGTAAGGCAAATATAATTTGAATTGTTTATCGGCATACTGCAACTCATTATCGCCGTTTTTAGTAGTAGAATAAACTCCGCTATCTAAAATGGCTGGACGAGTAATTATATCATGAGTACCATTTTGAAATGAAAGATCGATATTACATAACCACATTACCCCTGTTATATGTAGAGGACTCCCTATACGTGTTTCCATAACAATCCATTTTTCACCGTTATAATCAATAATATCCCCTGCGAACAGCTCTTCGTCAGGGAACGCCATTATTTGATATTTATAACGCACAGAAGTTTGCTTAATAACGAAATTTTGATAATGGCCATTTCGTTTTAATTTTGAGCTACCTATAGATGCAGACATTCCTATTGACAAATTGTCTTTTGCTTGTCTGACTAAAACCTCATGACTACTATGAGCACCTATAGCTCCCTGAATTGCCTTAAAATAGTTTATATCCATACTGATCACCTACTTAATTAGAATCATAATCAGCAAAATTAATTGATTTTAAAGCACCAGTAAGCCTATTGGAGTTCTTATATATATCCAGATATTTTTCGTTGTTCCTACAGACAGTGTTATAAATATCTAAAAATGTTAATCGAGCATTGCTTGGATCAAATACTCGCATTTCTGTGGGTGTATAATTAACGTTTAATGTTTTAAGATAGGAAAAATCTCTAAACAAATATTGCTCATACATCAAAGAAGGGATTATCACAAGTTCTGAATTGGTCAAATCAAAATTAAACTGCTCGTCTGTTCTATCAGTAAAGTCCACTGATGGAGTCGCTTCAATGATTAAACGGTTAATTGCTTCATCTAAAAAGTTCATGCAACGAGTATTAATCATCTCATCAATTTCTACATCAGTTAAATTAAAATAATTAAAAAATTCTCTATCTTTTTCAACAAGGGTAAGAAATGCTTGTTTTATTTTAGAATATGGAGTTGCGATAACTCACCACCTCCATTACGATTTTTTTCTTGGGCGACCCCTTCCAACTTTTTGGGGTTCTTGCTTTATATTATCAGTCGCCACCGCAGTTTCATTATTCATTTTTGAAGCTACTTTTTCGTCTTGTTTAGAAGATAAATCTTTATTGCTATTTAACAACTGAGCAATCATAGCTTTAAGTTGATCAACTTCCTCTGCAAGCTTTTTATTCTGCTCTTGCGCTTCTTTAAATGCTTCCTCGTCCAAAATATTTGAATCTTTTTTGCTCAACTCAATGGACGTTTTATATTTTCTATTACGAAGTTCTTTACGACGAACAAGCATAAGATTTTCAACGTTTTGTTGAATACTATGGTTCGAATTCTTAAGACCAATATAAACTCCATAGCAACGTTCAAAATACTGCTCGTTTTCAATTAATAGCAACTTTTGTAATTTTGCTAACGTAGGATGCAGAATTATATCTTCAATAGAACTGTCAGATAGGATTTCCTCCCAATTCCTGATTCGGCATTCTTCATAAAGATCTTTCTGATATTCTTCTTCAAACCAAAGTAGCCCAATTTTGAAAACAGGCGAATTACTATTGATTTGAATAATTTCATCAACAGAAAGAGGTATTGAAGCCGGTTCAGTCAAGCTTCCACCGGCAATAGTGTAACTCTCATGACGAGTTGATACAGCTACGGGGCTTCCATTATAGTTTAAAACCAAATATGTTTTATTTTTATCCAACATAATTACTCCTTAAAATCCTTAATATTTATCTCGTACAGTTTGATATACATTGTCTTTGAAATATATTAATTCTTTGGTTCGTTCAAAGGTATAATAAAGTTGTTGAGTTTTAAGATTGGTATTAAGACAAAGGGGCTTAAAACCCGCATCCATTAACGCTCTCGACAACCTCATACTGTAGCAATTAAAAATTTCCATATTAACACCTTAAAAAAGTGGGGTGGGTTTCCACCCCACTATAATTGATTAGGATAAGACAACCTTGAAAACCTTTTCAAGAGTATCATTATTTAAGGCAATGCCGAACGTAAAGTCAGCAAACTTCAGATGGACACTCTCATTGTTATTATCCATCGTCTCATAAACGACGGTTTCGCCCTTCATGCTGAGAGAACCAATTTGTCCGCCAATACCATACACCCTCTTATCAGGGAATACGGCAGTGCCATCACCAAGCTTCTTAGCGCCACTAATGGGGAAGAGTTCGCAACCATCATACGAACCAAGCCTACCAGTGCGATGAACCTCGTTACGCATTTCATCGGAAGCGAAGCCAGTTAACTTTGACCCTTTATATTAAAGCTCATTTTCTAAAAATCTTTCTATATTATCGAATTCCGTATAAGGAATCCGTATTAGTTTTATTTTGTTTTTTACACAATAGTTATCTTTTATGTTGTCATTTATTATTATCGCATTAAAATTATTTTGAATTTTTTGTTTATCATGTGATCCAAACCCAGAAGGCAAAAAATGTTGACGGCCATCATATTCTATGCATATATTTAATGTGGGTAAATAAAAATCAAAAGGTAACGGTTTAGAATTTCTACAATCGTTAAACTTATGCTGAAAAGCATAAGTAATATTATTTGACTCTAAATAAGTTTGAATTTTTCTTTCTCCACGAGACATACGAGAACAACTACAACGATTGCCACGTAAAAGATTGTTTGCAATAATTGCATAAACCTTACCACACAATCTACAACGAACCATAATTTTATCACTGCTACGAATATAATTAGTCAGCAATTCAACATCTTGATTGACCTCTTTTAACTCTTTTACAAAATCATCATGTGTTTTTCTTTTATTAACACCGATGCTTTTATGTGCACAAATCGTACACCCTACACCTCTCAAAAGATGATTTGGTGTATTTTCAAAAATTGCACCACATGTTTGGCATTGACATTTAACTTTAATGCTATCATTTACATATTTAGATAACACTTTTATATGATTGTTAATATCTCCCAATTGATTTACAAAATCTTCATGTGTCTTCTTCTTTAACCCAGCACAATTTGGACAGCCGTGACCTCTTAATAAATTATAAGGTCGTGGCTTAAATACATAATTGCACACATTACATTTACACATTATTGGCATATGACTATTAACATATTGACCTATTACGGTTATATTAGAATTAACTTCTTGCAATTCCCGTATAAATTGCTCTTGTGTTTTCTTACCTATATGTTCACCGCCCAAGGGTGAAAGATTTTTAGAAAAATACGGACGCTACTCCGTGCTTATTGTTTTCACAATCTTATAATTTCTTATAAGAGTAGACTATATCTTCATCTTTAACAAAGATGTGCACCACTTCGACCACCAAACGCTTGTGGTCTACTCCCTTGCGGGATAGTCGTTGAACCTTCCTCTGTTCGAGGCTTGGCTGCTGATTACCGATTTTAAGCATTTAGGATTTGACCTTGTGCCATACATTTAATTTTTTCTACTTTCGTAACCATTCCATTTAGGCATATTTCATCCTTCTGTTTTGGTTTAAATGTCTTTACGGGGTTCCAGCAATTCAATGCAATTATTATTACGCAACTTTCATTGCGCCCAGACTATAAGGGATTACTCCCAAGTTAATCTGTTGAATATAAGCAGACTTACCAACGATGACACCGTTACCTTCAGCCCTATCGTTTACATAAAGGGCAACCGCATCAGAAGCGGCCTGAGTCATTGCAGACCCGCCAACGGCCAGATAGTTAGCGGCACCAGAGGCAATACCAGCGTCAATCCTATCAAAAATTATTTTGAACATTTTGTTCTTAAAAGCAGCGACCGCGTTCTCGGTGATAACCGCCACGGTCTTCCAACCATTCTTGCGAAGGTCTTTGTAAGAAATATCCGACTCAATTTGAAGATTAAACCAAGTCGGCTGAAGCACACTAATATCAAGGAAACTTCTCTTAACATTAGCACCCTTGGCCGTTTCATAAGCGACAAGCGTATTCTTCGGGTTGGTCACGGCCTCAAAATCATCAAATTCTCCAATGGTGTCACGGTTAAAGAGATAGTCAAGCAATTCATCAGGGGCATTATAAATTTCCTCGTTAACTGCCTTCTTAACAAAAGCCGCTATCTCGCGCTCAGGATCCGAACCTCTCTCGCCAACTTTCTTGAAGTAAGCGTCAAGCTGGGAAACCGTAACCTGTTCGGAATCAGTCAAATCAAGCTCGGCGTTGGTTTTGCAAGCAAGCTCGTACATATTTGTATCTTTTATCGCCTCAGCTATTTCAGTGTTACTCATAGTAATATTCTCCTTTGATTAAATTTTCAATTAAATGTGATTAGGAATTCTTGCCTACAGCTTTAACGCACTCAATAAGAGCAAGAACATGACCAGCGTCGTTGTGCAAACCCAAGAATACATACTCAGAATCCGTGCTTGACGCGGCAATAGTCCACTTGCCATCCGTGCCAACCGCCGCATACTTACCGGCATTAGCTGCGACACAATTGGTTGCATCATACTGGTCAACCGCAAACTTTTCGTTCGCAACAAACGCACGAAGCTTGCACTGTTCGCCGGAAGCAAAAGTATTAAAATCATTGTCATAGTCGGACATGTCAGTCCTCGCGGCGTTAATTCCAGTAGGAATACGTTCCTTATCAAGCAAGAAAAGATCCGTACCGGTTTCAGAGCCGGGGATAGTCGCTACGCCAGTAGCTTCGTTCTTAGTAACACCCATTCCGGTTTTATAAACGCCAGCAGTCTTAAACCCACCAAGAACGAGTTTTCCATCATTTTCGAGAATTGTTCTTAACATAATTTTTATCTCCTTTGTAAATTATAAAATAAAACACAGTATGTACTGTAACCAAATCAGTTCAGGTAAGCCCGAACAGGATTTATAGTTATATTTCTATCGTCATCAACACTACTAAGATCAACCGATATACTTGAGGTTTCTTCTTTGGACGAAACATCAATATCGTTGTTCAATGAAGCCATAAATCTCTCAGCAATAATTGCTTTAATTCCGGCTTCGTTCAAGTTTTCAATCATTTCAGCAATCTCGGCATTTTCATTAATTTCTGATTCAGAAATAAATCCACTCTTCATTGCATAGGCTTTCAGTGCATTTTTCTTTTCAGTTTTCTCTGCTTCCGCTTTTTCTAACGCTGCTTGATCTGCGGCATCTTTAAACGGCTGCAAAACATTAACTTGACTTTGAAGTTCCTTAATCGTATCATTTGCTTTTACTAAAGCATCATCTTTTTCAGCAATAGTTTTATTTACTTCTGAAATGGATACGACTAATGACACAGGAGTGGGATCACTTACGGTCACAACGTCATCTACGACTTCATACGTAAACAGCAAGAAGTCAAGCTCAGACTTCTTATCCTCATAATCACACCATACCGTGTGCTCTTCAGGAAACCAAAATGCTACATAGCAATACTTGCCATATCGATCTGTGCAAGCTTCTCTTATACGAGATCTTAAATCATGAACAGTTAACGCAGAAATTTCTATACTAAGTTCTTCAGGTGTTTTGTCAGAAGTCTCACTTGTTTCTACAGCAACCTCGCTTGTTATCGGCTCTTCCGCGACACTTGCTTCGCCTTCAAAAGCAGTAGTATCTTCCGTCTGTTCCTCTGATATAGCAACTTCTATTTCTTCAGAAACTTCCACTTCATTTTTCTTCTTTGCCAATTCATTTTCCTCCTTATCTACAAGATTGTTTATACTTAACTCTTGACTTATAAAGTCTTGAGATAGAGCACCGGTAATTTCAGCGTCTTCTTCGTCAGTTGATGCAATTTCTAATAGGCAACTTGAATCATAAGCAGGTTCAACAAATTTAGACAAAAGACAGTGACCTATAAATCTTCCGAGTTCAATGATTTTTGTAGCCATTCCATCAACGATACCTTGTCGGGATTTTTCTACCGAAATTTCCCAACTGGTGTACAATGTACCTTCTTCAATACGCCTGAGTATAATATCACATGCCTGTGAAAAACGCTTCCAGATTTCACAACTTGCAACTATATAATCTTTACCATCAATTGTTTCAACTGCAACATTAAAGAAAGTGCCAAAAGCAGAAGTGTCAAAAATTACATCTTGATATTTGTTGCCATTTTCATCTTTTTTAGTAACGACCTTAACATTATGACCACTGAAGTCATATTGGCCGTCATTACGCATTGTTATTTTCCCAACAAGAGGTTTATTATTTAGTGTTGCGAGCCATTCTTCAATATGCTCTCTATCTAAAGCAACACCATTTTTATTTCGACCGAAATCGCTAATGATAAATTTTGCTATATAGGAGTCGGGATTGCTATTTTTTTCGCTTAAGAAAACTTTTGAGCTATATAAAATAACCTTATCCATTTTTGTCCTCCTTTCCACAAGGTTTTATACCAAGTTCAATATTGTGTGTCTTTAATAATTCAACTATTTGAGCTTGGTCTTCAATATTATAAAAGCCAACAGCAATTGTGCCATCGGCTTTTACAAATACTTTAATTGATTGTCCGCAATAAGGGCAAGTAGTATCTAAGCAATCTTTAATCATACACCCACCTATTACTTGTTCTTGTTATAGTTTTTATCAAATTGCTGTTTGCTTTTATCATCATTGCTTTGTGGACGGCCGGATGAATTACTATCATCACCACTGACAGTATAAGCGGTTTTCCTTGGAGTAAAAATATCATCAAGACCTTCCTCAATTTCGTTTTCTCTTTTAAGTCTCTCATCATTAAGATTTAATCCTGCTAACTTAAATGAGGTCTCACGCGAGGCATTTAATGTCCCGTAAGCAAATTTGGCCAGTTCAATACGCATCGAAAGCTCAATAGATTCCGCATTTTCAATTTCAATAATAGGTGCCAAATTTGGATCTATTCCTGATTCTTTAAGCAATGTAGCATAATACTTGTTTAATATGCGTTCTATCTCGCTCTTAATACAATTTATTTGGCGTATTATTTCAGTTATTGAAACATTCACGCCAGCATAGTTACCGACTTCTGTATCAGTAAACTCAATACCTAATGCTTGCAAATATTTAGTCATGTATTGTGCCAACTGTCTTGAAGCGTCTTCGTTGTTTGTTTTAGAAGAAACAAATTCAACACTCTCAACAAACGGAGGTGCCGTATACGCACACAAATTGGTTTTTAGAGCTTGCACTAACCCATCATGAGCCAAAGCCTGTTCTGCTAATCCCTTTCTGTCACCGTTTTGGCCAAGTAACTCTTTCCTAAGTTTTTGAAAAATAATTTTCTTAGAACGAGCTTTGCTATCAGACACATCGGCTGCTTCTATATTGTTTAAAACAACTAAAGGTTTTAAGGCTCGGAATAAGGGAGAGACACCAAATTTTTTTCCAAGTGAGTTTACAGTGATACAATCACCATAATCAGGATCAATTCTTGTATATTGCTCGTTGTTCGAATATGCTTTAAATATTTCTTTGCTATAGTTAGCTTGAATTTCTTTTGCAATATTTTCAAAATATATAGCTTTATTTTTACGATTCTTTTTATAAGTTTTTTGAAGTGCAGTCTTTAATGCATTAATATCCACTTCGAGAATCGGATCACCATTTAATTTATAACCCGAAGGATAAGCAATGCTTAATGGTAAGAAATCTACAGCATAACCTTTATCTGTAATACGCAATACAATTGGAACAGTACCCTCTAAATAAGCCATAGATATACTGTCCCGTATTAATCTCTTAACTTTTATATCCTTATTAAAATTATTAATAAGAGTTTTGATTTGGTTAACCTTGTCTTCGCTTTCTTTCGATAACAATTTATTATCGTAAACTAAAGTATAATTAGTAGGCGTATTGGCACGGATAACGGAATAAGCATATCCCATACTTCCATCTTCATCAACATACTTAACTAACAATTGATTCGCAGCTATAAGATTTTTAATATTAGTATGTATACCGTTTGCTAATTGATCTATATAATCAATAGTTAATTCATTTGAGTTAGCACCGTCGTTGGTATGTACTGAATACTGTTTTGAGCCTTCGTATTTAGACATAGCAGCAGACAGTATTCTTGCCTCATTATCTCTAATTTCCTCTGCAGTCATATATCCTGTAACAACAGTTAAATCATCACCCACTCTTGTGACAGGGAAATCAACATTAAAATCATCCATCTATTTACACCTCCTTATAATGCGGATACGCAAATTCTTGCACTTTGAATAGGTATTTCTTCATCAGGCTGTAACAAATCTAATGCAAGTTGTGAACCTAAATATACACCCATTTCAACTGATGAGAAACGGTCTTTTACACCGCCAGAAGGCTCTTTTACTTTAATTAAACCTGTATTTTCAGCTTTTGTATATGTTAAATCACATAATTCTTTGCGGAGTAACATAGTCTCTAAATAGGGTTTTTCAAAATACATCTGCTCTTCAGGATCATTGGTTTTTGAATATTCCGAAATATATTTAGACATTTCTTCAATGCCTTCATCTCTGGAAACAAGCAAATCTATTTTATGATTTGTTAAAAGGTTTTTAAGATTAACCACCATATCATTATTTAATTTTGCACTTGCTGACACACAATATATGCGAGGCTCGGCACTTGAATTCATAATGCGATTAGCAAAAACTTCATCATTCATCGCTTTTAGAGGTGCATATTCTATACCTCGTTCATCATCGTATAACACTCTTGCAAGGGATTCGTAAACGCTTACTCCGAAATTCTTGATATCAAGACTAATATAATCAGCATCAAAATCCTGATACAATTGCCTTATTCTTATAGCTTGTTTTCTACCCTCAGTTCCTCTATATGCTTCCAAATATGGGATGGCTATACGATATTCTAATCGTGTTCTATTTCCATCAATAACTATTTCAGGTAATAACCTTAAACAACTGAATGAACTGTTATCATTTTCAGGTCTATCGACAGCCGCAATATCTGCACCAATAATTCGTATTTCACCCTGCCGTTTAGGAATTGCATATTTATTTTTGATTTTATTTATAAAATCAGTATTTTTACGAGGATAAAATGCCCTTTTTAATACACAATTAGATTTAACCAAATCATACGGGAAATACGCATTCTCATTTGATCTAAGCACTAAATTTTCATATTCTACAGCAAACGTAATAGGGTCAACCTTGCGTCTTTCTCTCGCAAGCTGTTTGCGGGTTCTTATGCCATGCTTTAAAGTAATAGAATAGTCAAGCGCGACAAAGAAAGAGCCATTATTTTTTAACATACCATCTCTTGCTTCACAAGCCGTTTTATAAAGCCAATGACCTTCTTCCATTGACGAACTAATCAAAACTTCCGTAGGTTCTTCTTGAAATTGAGTATCATCTTTATATTCTTTAAGCATCATAAACGGAGCTTGTCTAACACATTGAAACGGTGAAATAACCTTATCCATTATTTTTTTGTCTATTTCACGCGCTTCTTCGCCAACGTCAACAGTACATCTATTACCACGAGCAGTAGGGGAGCATGTAACAGTGGCGATACTGCTACCGTTTCTAAACTCAACTATTACTTCTGACTGGTTATCTTTCCAATTTTTTATTTCTCTTCTCAAATTTGGTGATCTTGGCATTAACTCACCAACAATTTTTTTAGTAACAATAAGCTTGGATTGCCCTCTTGTGCCTGATGTTAAAACAATTTGACTTCCGGGATATAAAACTGCTTTGCAACAACCAAATATCGCAATAATAAAAGATTTTGCGGCAGCACGACTTGCAATAATAACTATAAAGTTAGATATTCCCATAAGGAATAAAATAATTTGTTGATACCAATGTAAAGTCAACCCAAAATAGTCTCTTGCAAAACGATGCAAATTTCTTCTGTAAAAGGTATTAACCATCAAAAACTGTTCTACATGTTTTGACGAAGATAACCAATGAGCGTTGCCAAATCTTTTGGATAAATCTTTTTGTGATTTATCCATATACTCAGATACTTTTATTTGATTGTAATTAAGCATCGTCATCACCCGGCAGTATTGAAAATTCCTCATCCATATCTTTGCTACCGGTGAAGAAGTTTTTAAATGGACGAATTATAAAACGTTTAAAATATTCTTTTATTTCATCTACATCTTCAAAGATCTTTTTGTTTAAATATAAATCTGCTGGCGTGTATTGCTCAACATCTTTTATAAAATTGCCCCAGCATACTTCTTCATCATTAAGATTTTGTTCATCTTCCTCTGTCATTTTTAATTTTGACGCTTTTAATGTATCCTGAAAAATTTTACTATATTTTGCGTAATTCTCAGCATCATTAGCTTTAAATGCGCGAGTCTGAAGAACTTTTGTTACTACTAAGTCTTTTATAAAAACCTCCGCAACACCATCGGCGCGAGGGTTTGCTAATTTAAACATTTTATATAAATTTTCGCAAAACGCATATTCTTCGGGTGAAAACCCAAGCCCCCAACGTTTAATGGCAGTTTGAGTTATTTTAACTTCACCATTTTCCTGCGCTTCTGCGACATCGCTCTCTGTCAACAAAACATCTGTTCTTGCTTCATCTAATGTATCGTCAAAATTTTTTGAAGCATGTTGCCGTATATTTGATCTTGAAACCATGGAGGCCATACGCGACATACTTTCATTTGTCTTGTTTGTTGACTCATAAATCTCGTGAGAAAAATACATGTCCAACTTGCAGCAAGTTCTTTTTGTTGCTTCTTCTTCATCGCCAAGAACCTCTTTATAATGCTCAAACAAAGCATCTACGCAATGCCTACAAACAGACATATATTTATTATTTCCAGCGTAAAGCGGAGACTGGCTGTAATAAAAATTACCTTTTTGAACAGTATATTTTTTTCCACACATCGTGCAATAAAATTCATGCCGCTCAATTGCCGGTTTTCTTATCTGTGGGCGAGTACCCAATCTTTTTTCAGTGATAATTGTTCTCCTCCTTATTAAAATCCTTAAAATATAATTTAAACCGATAATAGGAATTAAACCTATGCCTTCAATGAGACCATATAACACCTTTAAATTGACGCTCTTCCAATTAAGCTACATCGGTATATATTGGCGGTTGTGCTACAGGACGTAATACGACCGCCTTATAATATTAATAATCAGTCAAACACTTATACCAATCTTGTTGCTATTTACTGATTTAATATTTAGATTAAAAGTTTCTACTGTCAGTAGGGTTATTCACAATACCAAATGCTACCAATACAGGGAGCAAAACATCAAGAAGCCCATCAACGGTTTCGCTAATGTCAACACCTGCAAATTCTTTTACACAAAAAACAATCAAAGCAGCAATTGATAACCACAGTGCCCAAGACTTAAAACGCTGAAAAAAAGTTTTCATAACTATTCTCCTTTAACTTTAATTATTTTGATTAACCTTATCTTTTAATTTCCCGGTAGCGACAAACTTAATAGCTTTGAACGGTTCTTTGTTTACAATAGATCCATTTGGCATTTTAAATCCTTTTGCCGAAACATTAAAAGCTTTAAAATTCCCAAACCCTGAAATATGCACTTCCTCACCATTGGATATTGCATCTCCAATTGTATCGGTGATAAAATCAAGTATTTGTTTTGCATCTTGAACGGGAACACCACAAAATTTCCCGATTTTTTCTGATAAATCTGAACGATTAATAAATATCTCTCCTTAAATGTTACTTAAATTAATTACCTTAGACGCTTTTTGAACTAAATTGCCGTTACGATCTTGGCAAATTAAAGCAAACCCTTTTTGCTGCGGAGAAACTAACTTTCCATCTGCGTAATCCATTTCTTCAACAGAAGCAAAGGCGCCCTGTTCAAACAAACGTATGTTGCCCTTATATGTATCTCCAGTTTTGTGAGTATGCGCCATGCATAAGGCATCAAAGCCTTCAGTATCAATGTCCTGTAAATACCCCTTGCATTTATCAGCAGTCCCCATAATGGCCGATCTATAAGCTAAAGGATGGCAAAACCAAGTACGACCAATTTTAACCTTCCAATCATCAACAAATTCAATTTGAATTCCTTCAGGCTCAAAAACGCTTTTTAAAGGTTCGTAAAAAACTTTCGCTTTACTACGTTTATCATAATGTCTAATTCCATCAACAAATATTAGTTCCAATGAAGAATCAGGTAACAGTTCCAACAAATCAGTATCCAAATTACGACTTATGTAGCTGGCAAAACGTTTATCATGATTCCCTAAGTTGCAAACCACTTTTTTAGGATGCACATAATCAATCAACTCAATTAAGTATTTTCTTGCACCAATTATTTCTTCCATTGGTGAAATTCTATATTGTTTAGGAAACCTGCTAATCGCCTGATTGTCTACTATATCTCCGTTTAATTGCAAAATGTCGATTTTCCCAATGTAGTTAACCAGCAACTCCTTTGGAAGCTGGAAGGGGTAATGAGTATCAGATATACTCAGGATTTTTGTTTTAACTCCACGTTCTACAGACTCGCGCTCATAAATCCTTCCACGCAAAAAGGCCGCATATTCTTTACGGTATTTACATTCTCCGTAATTCTCTCCATTTTCTGCGTTAAGCAGTTCTGCAATCTTATTGCAATCCAATTTATATAACGCTTTGTTTTCAAATAGCCTTACAAAATAATCTTCAAAAGATTCGTCAGGTAAACGATTAAAGTCTGCCAATTGAATTGCTCATACCTTTCATTCTATATTTTTGTAACCACCCCATAGCAGCACGATTCTCTTCCATATAATAATTTTTCCGATTATGAGTTTTTTGACGAGACGTAATTACTATATATACTCTCGGAAATCGCTTTCGCACTTGTATGGACTCTTCTTTGGTAATGCGGATCAAACTTATTTTCATTCCTTTTTTTCTTTATTTTGTAGAAGACAAAACACTATAGTTTTACGTTTAATATTTTTTCTTCCCTATACGACAAATTTCAAAAATGCCAAAACCCCGCATAAATAAAGGGTTTTTGGCGCTTTTAAAAAATCAATCTTCATAATAAAAGACCACTTTTATGTAAAAAAATCAGTCCTCTTCATTCAAAGAAGAGGACTGCTCGTTAAGCTATTTTTTGTTTGTAAAACCGAAAGTCATAAAGCTCAATATTCCCGTTTTCCCACTCTATTAACTCGTTTAGATCTTCCTTGCTTTCTTTTATCATAATGAAAAACTGTCGATTTGGAGTCCCGAAAAGAATTTCAAACATAAACCTTGATACTTCTTTATCGTTTTCAATTTCTTTTAAAAGCAAATACATAACTCCCTGACTACACGAAATCTTATTAATATATTCAACACACTCCTGACGCAACTCAGCAACATTGTTTCTTATTACTTCTCTGTCTTCTTTAGATGCAAGATCATAATTAACATATAAGGCGGAAATATTCGCTTTAGTTGTTTTGATTATTTCAATTATTCTATCTCTTTGTTCTTTATAATAATCATTTTGGAGCAAGCTCTGACGGGAAATGTTTGGATCTTTAACAATACTCATTAACGCTTCATATTTTTCCGGCACTTTTCTAATGTGTTTTTTTGAGTAATTGTTCACAACCTTTTGAATGTATTCCATCGTAGTATCGAAATGCTTATATTTAATATTGCCATTTAATGCGTATCCATTATTAAGAGTAATACGTTTGAAAAACGTTGGTTTTACTTGTTTCCCTTGATCAATTATTTCATACTTCTTTTTTAATTTACGTATCTCTTTGCCGGTGTCAACCATAAATTCCTTTTTTGCTTTATCAATCTCTATCCCGGAAAGAACAGATAGCTTACAAATATCGTTATACAATTCCTGCAATTCAGTTAACGGTGTTCCTTTTTTGAGTCTGTCCCATAATAAACTATTTAACTGTTGAGACAGATTAATATCTTCGCCTATTTTATTAACACTCGTTTTAATATCAAGATCAGCCTGTTGCTCCGGAGTATAAAATCTTTTTGTTTTTTTCGCAGAAACCAAATTTGTTGGTACTTTAAAATGATTATAATTACGCTCCGCAACACGAATTAATAATTTATTATCAGTTAGCAATATTGAATCCGAATCAAAATCAGCGCCTTGTAACCTTTGCAAAATATTCTCGCCAATAGAGTTTATGCAAACAATCTCCTTAGAAAGATTAAAGTATTTGCTGTAATTATTATTCCTGACGTTATGTAAAAGTGTTACATCACCCATTGTAATATGCGGACTACGGCAACCAAGTATTGTTTGCCAACAAGCAAAACGTGAACTACAAATATCGTTTCCCTTTAATTCACTTTCCCCATGAAACTTGCCAATTGCTTGCTTCAACATTTCCATCCCGTTCCCAAATAGGGTTGAGTAGTTACCATTCACCAGAACCTTTCCATCTTTTAAATCGTCAAACAAAGATCTGATTAAATCATTACGAAAATTATAGTATAACTTTGTTTTTGCAAACTTATTATTGATACCAAGAAGCTTAAAAACAATTTCATTTTTAGAATTCAAAGGCGTGATATCCATTTCATCATACGGATAAGAAATATGGTATCTTAAAATATCAGGATCCGCGCAAATCTTGTAGATATAATCTAACGAGGGCTGTAAAAATTCTTCAACCTCTTCATAAGTCATTTGCAGTGTGTTTAGTAATTGATAATTTGTCCTCACCATTCTCCCGTTAAAGAATTGAGGCTCCTTTTCATACTTCACAACACTAAACGTAATATCAATGTTTTTAAGCCAATCTTCAATCTTACCAAACTTAACATATTTGATACTGCTTGGGGTAGTTATCAATTTTATATCACGGATATTTTGTGCTAAGGTGAATCCGTTTAGCTGATTAACATCAGTAATATCATTATCTTGGAACCATTGTTGTATGTTGCAGTTAAAACAACACGACTTAAAAAATCTATTTCTAAGCAGCAACATTCCCTTCCCTGGATATTTACTGAATAACGATACATCCATTAACGACTGGCCATCCCAAATACTGTTTTTGACATCAACAGTTTTCTCACCGGCAACTAAGACACCATTTTTTTCTTCAACTGCAATTACATCATCTTTAAAAACACTATCATAGTCATCTATAACTAAAAGATTTTCGGGTAGGATTTCCAATGTATCAATGCTACTACTCATTGGCAAAGAGATATAGGATTCATACGCGGCAAGATCTATTGGCTGACCTTCTTGAACTATTAAACCACACCTGTCCCATTTAGCCATACGATCATAAAGCTGCTCATTCACAAACAAACATTTCCCAACACGACTTGAACCGCTGCTGCGTTTGTATCGGACATATTTGATCCCATCACAAACAAAACCATTTTTATACAAAGATTCTCTGAGGTCTGCTTTATTCTTTAAAATCGGTATTGTATCAACCTGCTTATATACTTTGTTAATATCATCATATTCAAAGTTTTTCCCAAGAATATCTTTTGAGACAGGATTTGCAATTTCCGTATTGATCTGGATGGCCACAAGTTTATTATCTGATATGCATACAGCATCTTGAAATACACAATCTCTGAAATTATATCCAGCTCTAACGTAAACATTCTTTCCGACTTTGTTAAACTCTCTGAATGCATACTTGAACGTCACATTAATGACCTGCTGAGTATAGCTTTTATGATTTATCTCAAAAGAGAAGTTCTTTCGCCGCGTTACCTTCTCATAAACCTCTCTTAACTTCATGGCGTCTAAACTGAAATCTAAGGTATTAATAAACTTTCGCACACTAATATCGCCGTTTTTATTACGAATTGAAAACCCGGTGTCTGATCCCTGAATGGAAGCACCATATAAGTCTTTGGCTTCTATTGAAAGAATATATGTTGCTTTATTTGTACTTATTTTATTCCGCCTCGCTTTCGTAAAGATCGGAATAAATCTGATTAAAAAACTTGTTGTAGATTGTTGATATACTTGAAGGACTAATGCCATAGATCCCGCTAAGCTCTTTTGCGGTGTATTGTGTATGTATGTAATCATCAATGATACGCTTGTTTCTATCACTGAGTTCGTTAAATCGCTTATTTAAAATCTCAAAAAACTCAACTTTAGAAAAATCACGACTACTTTGATCCGGAATACAGTCTATCAACTCAATATTATCAGCAATATCATAATCTAAACTAAAACACTGTTCTTCTTTCGTTTGTTGCCTGAATATGTCCTTTACTTCATTGTGCATACAAACATATGCAAGCGTTGAAAATTTTAAATTCATATTTTGATCGTAAAACATTGCGGCCTTACATAAACCTATTGCACAACAGCCATACCAATCTTCTATTGCGTCAAAAGAAAGTTTATTCTTTTTCATAAACGAAAAAATAAGGCTGTGATTATCTTCTGCAATCTTTTGCTGTTCACGATTCATCTTCTGGTTTGTTTTATTCAATATACGTTTTTATCTCCTTTTTGTATTTGACGTGTGTCAAGTTTTTTTCTTTACACCTTTCTTAATAGTGTTAATTATTATTGCGATTTCTGGATTGCCTTAAACGATCAGCAATTGCAGCTCTTTGCTCGTCTGTTAAATTATGCTTAACAACTTTAGCACTACGAATACTGATTGCTTTAACCGGTGCTTCAAGCACCATCCCGCAAATTGTACCGTCAGAATAAACTGTCTTAGATATTACCCTCCAACCTTGACGAAGACATTTGTTAAAATACTTCGGCTCCGTTGAATCACAAATTACTTTCTGACTTCAATGTAGAAATGGGTTTCACGCTCATCCTGAGTTAAGCGCGAGGTTAAAATATTTTCCTGCATTACTTTACTCCTTTCTTTAAGTTCACAATGGGAACAATTTTTTAGCAAAAAATAAGACCGATTTTTATTTCCCCCCATACCCCCTTTATATAATTAATATATATAATATATAATATATATAAATATATAGTGTAGTTATTACTCACTACGTTCGTAATAACATTTACTTCATTAACTTTTATATATTTCCTCACTTCGTTCGTAAATATATAAAAGTTAATTCAGTTGGAATTTTTCAAAAAACAAAAATTCGCAAAAGTGGAATACCAGTGCATTTGATAATTTCAATTCACAATGGGAACATCCTGACTATATTATAATTTACCGGAAGCCTTTTGTCAAGCATTATTTTTAAGAAAAATATGGTTATTTTACAAATGTCTTTTATGACATTGAGATGATATAAAAAGTGCTTTTGAAGTTATATATATATTTCATCAGATTATTTAATTGTTTTTGCCGCAGTATTGTATTTGCATTGGTATAAATGACGGGGTAAATGATTAGTGTTTGTATGATTGTTTTTTGTTCTTTTGGGTGTGATGTGTGTTGCATCTTTTTTTGAGCTTGTACGATGTGTATCTGTTTTATGATCTTGTTGTGTTTTTATATTGCCGGTATTATAGAAATATAACAGTGGTTTTGGAGGGTTAGATTTTTTTACTTATAATTTTGGAAACAATCGATGCTTAGGAGAATGCTTGGAGTTGGGAACATAAGAGAGCTTAGGAAACACAATTGTTTTAAGCGGATAATATCAGAGTTTTCCGATCTTTAATATCGAGTTTAAAATCGTGGGATTGTGGTGGAATAACTACCTTTCTGGGGTCGGATTGTTGGTTGGTTTTTAGTGAAAAATATCCCCTACCACCGAAAAATATAACACTATGTCCAAAAGGTGATATTTTGCCGATCCTCTTTTTTTGGCTGTCAAGTTTTTTTCTTGACACCCTCGAATATTTACCCATCAATCTATATTGATATAATATAAATATTCCATATACGCGTAAAAATGCCCAACCTTGAAATATTACAATCTTGTTACTATTTGT